TCAATCGTCGCGGCTCATGATGCCGAAGATCTGCAACAAGCTGATGAACAGGTTGTAGATCGATACATACAGGCTGATGGTCGCCATGATGTAGTTACGCTCGCCGCCCTGGATGATGGCGCTGGTCTGGAACAGGATGCACACCGAGGAGAACAGCACGAAACCTGCGCTGATCGCCAGTTGCAGACCACTGATCTGGAAGAACATGCTCGCCAGCGTCGCACCCAGCAGGACGAAGAAACCGGCGGTGATGAAGCCACCGAGGAAGCTCATGTCCTTGCGGGTGATCAGCACGTAGGCCGACAGACCGCCGAACACGAGCGCGGTCATCGCGAATGCCGAGCTGACCACTTCAGCGCCGCCCTGCATGCCCAGGTAACGGTTGAGGATCGGGCCGAGCAGGAAACCCATGAAACCGGTCAGCGCAAATGCAGACACCAGGCCCCAGGCCGAATCACGGAGTTTGTTGGTGAGGAAGAACAGCCCGTAGAAGCCGATCAGTACCACGAAAATGTTCGGGTAGCCGACACGCATCTGCTGGGCCACGAAAGCCATCACACCGCTGAAAGCGAGGGTGAGCGCCAGCAAGCCGTATGTGTTGCGCAGGACGCGGCTAACCTCTAGCTGCTCAGCCTGCACGCTGTTGTGAACTGCGTAATCCTGTTCGCGCATGGCGACACTCCTGTTGGTTTGAAACGTTCAGTCGCAAAGATCATAACAGACGCTCTGTAACAAGCCATGCACAGAGTTTGACAGTGTGTTTCATTCAGGTATTATGGCGCCCGCAACGCAACGGAGGTGTGGCCGAGTGGTTTAAGGCAACGGTCTTGAAAACCGTCGACTGTAACAGGTCCATGAGTTCGAATCCCATCGCCTCCGCCATCTTATGTACGACAAAGCCCTGATTATTCAGGGCTTTGTCGTTTCTGGGGCTCACGAAAATTTCCGCTTTTCAGAATGTGTTCCATAACTTTTGTGGACGCGTTCCATAACTCAAGCGGTTTCCCCCCTTTCCCCGGCGTCCTGCCGATCGTTAAATACTCTTCATGTAACATGGTGCTACGCTGGGCTCTTTCACGGAGGAACGCCTATGCCAAATTCCGACCTGCTCCCTTCCCTACTCTTCAAGATCAACGAAAACCAGCTCGCCCTCGAAGCCGCCATCATGGAACTGTCCAACTGGGTCGAGCAACGCGGATCGGCCGACGTAGCCGAGAACGTCCGCGGCGCACTCTGGACGATCGATAAGAACGAGGAGTTCATCAAAATGACCTTGGCGGTTTTGATGGCGCCCGACTGACAGCTCGTCGCCTACCGCTCGCCCGGGCACCGCGGCTCAATTACTGTGTATCCAAACAGTACAAAGCAAGGCGCCTTCGTGGAACCATCCGATATCGAAAACACCGACGACTGGCTCGGCTGCCCGACACCGCTCGAAACTTGCCGGCACCAGCTCGCCCTTTACGAAAATGAGTTCGAGGAACTGAACCTGCAACTGCGCCAAGCCAGAGAGCGCATATTCAAGCTGGTCGAGATGAACGATGAATTGTCTGCTGGCAAAGCCAAAGCAGAAGCCGCACTCAAGAAATCCTCCGCTGATGCTGCGCGACTCCAAAGCGAACGAGGAGAACTACTCGGACAAGTGAACAGCCTTCTGCGCGTGTCCGATCAGCGTGACCACCTCTTCCTTGAGAATCAGCGCCTACTGAGGGAAGCTCGCGAGAGGAACAGATGAAGGCTAGGCTCAGGGCTCACTTTGAGGAATCAGTCGATGTGCGGACGACTCTCCCAGTACAGCGGCATTCACGACTTCGTGGCGGCGCTGAGCATGCCGAATGCACTTGTCAACTCGACCGGGGATCAGCCCATCGAGCGGTATAACGCCGCGCCGACCACTCAACTTGTGCTCTTCCACCAGGACGGCCAGTTTCTGCACGCCGACATGATCCGGTGGGGATGGCGACCACACTGGGCCAAGGATCGCGCCGCGCCGATCAATGCCAGGGTCGAGAAAGTCGCCCATGGCCCGTTCTTCCGCGCGATCTGGCCGCACCGGGCGGTCATCGCGATCAACAACTGGTTCGAGTGGGTCGACGAAGGAGAACCGAAAAAGCAGCCCTACTTGATCAGGCATCGGGACCAGACGCCAATTCTCTGCGCCGCCATCGGCCAATACCCGAACGGGGAGCACGCGCCAAGCGAGCATGACGGCTTTGTGATCATCACCGCGGACAGTGCCGGCGGCATGGTCGATATTCACGATCGCCGGCCCGTGGTGCTAACCCCCGAGCTCGCACGGGAATGGTTGGACCCGGGCACCCCGAAAGAACGCGCCGAACAGATGGTGCTGCACCAAGGCGAGCCGAAAGAAACGTTCGAATGGTTCAAGGTTGACCGGGCCGTGGGGAACGTCCGGAACCAAGGCCCGGATCTGATCAAGCCGGTCGATTGATCAGCGCTTCGATAGAGTTTTAAGACGCTCCACCAGCGCGGCTTCAAAAATGATGTACAGCCTTTCAGCATCGCCGGCACGCAAAGCCCCGCCGGTTTCCAGTCCAAGCACGAAACCGTCCGCCCGTGCCCCTGCCTTCACAGCGATGATCATCGAGTCGGCCCGGACAATTTGCGCCAGCAGTCGATCTGCTTCCCGCTGCATTTTTTCGCTCAGCACTACGCCTTCCACATTCGCCACCTTTAACTTCAGCGTGACATCCAATACATAACCGCAACCACGACCGTGACCCAGGTGAGCGTTATCAAAAAAGAGAGTCCAGCCAGTCGCTTATCCATGCAGATCACATCAACATTCAAACAAGAATGATGGTTCACGACTGATTGTCTCGCAAGAATGGCTCGGTGCCATTAGCGCTGCAACTCCCGTACATAGTCTTGGCAGGCCTGCAGCGCGATCAGTCCGCGATCGCCGGTGTCGGTGATGGCGATAATTCGTTGAGCATGCGCCGGGTCAAGTCGGGCTCGTACGGCTGCATGATCCACGCCGCCGGCGCCGGCAGTGGCTGGCATACCACAGCCTTTGGCAGTGTCGGTTGCGTCGAGGAGGACTGACAGCCGCAAATCAGAAGTGGCAAGGCGATCGCGCAGGCGATCTTGGTCACGTTGGGCATCGGTCATTTTCCTGAAGTGGGTTTGCTCACTGGCCGCCAGCCGCTGCTCGAGCGCGAGACGCTTGCCCTGCTCGACCTGCTGCGCGGTGGTTGCGGCTTGGGTCAGTTCATTGAGGGTTTCGGCGTGCTGCCGCGCCTGCTCGGCCAGTTGGCGGCCGTAGCGCCAGTCCTGAAACTGCCAGGCGCTGCCGGCACCGAGCAGCACCAGCACAACCGCGCAGACCGTCTTCCAAGGAACGACCATCACGGTACATCCTTGAAGAAGACGTGCCCGCCCAATTTCAGGGTCTGCTTTGCCTTCGCCGCCCAGACAGGCGCCTTGATGCTGGTGGCGTAGTAATGAGTCGCGCCGCCGGTGGGATCTTGCACCTTACCGTCGATCACCTGGTCAGCAGCGATCCGACATTGCGCCAGCTCGCGGAATGGGATCTCCTTCACCCCGATCAGGAACTGATAGTTCGGGTCGGTCTTGTTCCAGCAACTGAACTGGTAAGACTTTTGGCACACGCCGGCGTAGCCCTCGCCCCACCACGAATTGGTCTTTCCGTCGAACACGCGATTACGGATCGCCCAGGCCACGGCGATCCGGCCGGCCGTGCCTTCGCCGCGCGCCTCTCCCCACAGCGTACGCGCCAGGACGTCGCGATCTTTCTCGGTTGCAGTCATCACTTTCTCCAGGCAATAAAAAACCGCCTCGCGGGCGGTGTTGGTGGACAATTCAGGTCAGGCAGGCGGACTTGGCCAAGTCACCTCGGTAGGCCAGCCGGGCTGCTTATCAATGCGGTTGAGGTCGACCATGTACTTTTTCCACTCATTCAGCTGAGCGGCTTCGGCCTCTTCGGCGATGTCCAGATCGACGGCGTATTGCAGCGGTGCGATGACAGCCAGCGCTACGCTTCTGAGCTCAGCCCGCATCTGGTACTGGCGCTCGGCAGTGATCGAGGGTGGCGCCCCAGTTTCTATCCATTCGCCAGCAGACCACTCGCCATTGCTGTCCCGTGACGCGCCTTGATACTGGGCTTTGAAAAAGCCATCCCCGACGAGCGTCCGTGTCCAGTTCTCTGGCAGCACCGTTTTGCGGCGAATAACTGCGACGGACTCGCCATCGACGATCTCAACTTCCGGTGTGTCGACGAGATAAATCGAGGTTGTGCCGACGATCACATCGCCGATATAGAAGCCGGCAGCGTCAAGCTGATTGATTTTGATCATGAGAGAGGAATCCAAAAGCTGCCGGCAATTGAACCGGCAATATTGCTGGTAGTGACGCTCCCGTCCGCCGCCAAAAAGATGCTCGGCGAAGCCTGGCCACTCACAGGAATCGATCTGACCGGCACCACCACGGGCGCTGCCGGCCTGTAACCGACTGGCATGGTCCAAAGAAGCGTGCCGTTGGCGGTGGTACCGCCGCTGATGTAGAACTGGCACTCAATGTGCCCCAGCACAATCCGAAAGACCGCCCGGTAACCGGCCACTACCGACCAGCCATTCTGCAAGGTGGCCGGAATCCATGGCGTGGTCCCCACGGTGTACTCCGTGTAGAGCTGGCCGAGGTCCGTTGAATCGACCGCCGCCCGCAGGAAGCCTCCCGTGGTCCAGCCGATCTTGACCTGATTACCAGTCTGGCCGGGGCCGGTGCCCATCTGCACCGGGGCGTACCCAGCGTTTGCCAGCACGACGAGGTTCGCAACCGAGGAGGCGCCAGCCAGATCGGTCAATTTTCCGGAGAGAGGCTGCTTATTGGGAATGGACGCGATCAGGTCGCCGAAGTTATTCACCAGCGCCCTGAGCGCATCCGCCGAGTCCTTTACGTAGCCCTGCATCGGTGCGAGCGCGTAACTGCCACCGGCAGCGGTCGCGCCCTTGTAAGGCGGTGAAATGGACAGCGCTGTATCGCTGGCAATGTTGGTGACCTCATACCAGCCACCGTCCGGGCCGCGAAACGCATCGCCGACTCGGCCATTGGAAATGAAGGCAGTGCCGGAACCGATTACCGCGTTGGAATTTTGGGTGACAGAGACCGTTCCCGATTTGTACCAGGGCATGGAGTGTTCCTTATTTCGGGCACAAAAAAACCGCTCAAGGCGGCGATGAATGCTGGATTTTTAGACGGCCATCTTGGCGAAGAGCGCCGGGAGCCAAAAAGCGTAGGGGTTATCGAGAGCAACAGTGATTGCATACAGTTTTCGGTTCGGAAAGTCCCACCAGCAGTACAATTGACGCCCTCGGGTACCCCCGGTAACCATCCGCATACCGAAGCTGTTGATCAACAGAAACTCATTCTCGGGAAAATCGAAACTCACCGAGTAGTAGTTCCTGTAGAGCCCCTGCGGATCGTTGTCGGTCGTGACATACGTCCAGTTCTGGAAAGCCCGGGTGAACAGCGCGGCCGGGGTGCCCGAATTGAACAGCAACTTTCCAGCACCATCCCACATCGCCAGCCCGTACTGAGCGACAGGCTGCGCCAAGAACGCGGCCACAAAATATCGGCCGTTGGGTGGTGCCGTGATCGCGTTGTAGGCCCGAACGTAAAACCCCGTCCAATTGCCCGGCCCGCCGACCAGTCGCATCATGCAGAGGCCAGCTATCCCGCCGACAGTATCCGGTCTGACGAAAACCAGTGGCGGTTCCTGAGATGTCGCCGCCACGGGGAATGTCGTCAGCGAACCCAGCCCGCTGTCCGCGTTTGGCGAAAAACGGCCGGTTGCAATAACCGATAGTCTCGCGTATTCCGAATCCAGCGTGACCACATTGCTGTTGTTAGTGAATTGAAGACCGTAAGCCATCACATGAACCTTATGACGTTGAGCCGCATCGTGTTTGCCACTGAGTTACTCGAGGCGTAAGTCCGGCAGTAGTTGTAGACCCTTGCCACGTCCGTGAGCATTTCTGTTTCAAGCTGCAAATCGTCATCGACATAAGGTCCAACAGGCACCATCACCGCGACGGAATTACTCGCGTTGCAGCCAGGCACAGAAAAGTCCTGGTAGGACTTCACACCCGCGGGTGGCGAGAACGCGACAACCACGGACAGAACCACCCTGCAGGTGAACGAGTTTTCGTCGAGTTGGAGTGCGCCGTCGGCGCCCCAGACTCGCATCCCATGAGCCATTGATTACCCCAGATAGCCGAGACGGACACGCAACACGTTGTTGGCGTCGTAGACAGAGACGTTGAGAGAGTTGATCACCAACCGCCCCTGCCCTGGCACAATGCCGTTGATCTCGAGTGTGCCGTCTTTGTTGAGAATCCAGCCTTGCTGGCCGGCAATGTAGTTGGTGGAGCTGATGTAACTGCCGATCTTGGCGTTGGTGATTGTCCCGTCGAGGATGAACGCGGACTGCAAAAAAGCTTGGCCGTTCTGAACCGCAAACGGAACGGACAAATTGCCGTTGATTCCATTTACGACGGCGAAACGATCGGCGCTCACCAAGAATTGGCTTTGAAGCCCTGCCCCAGTGTTCTCGATCCCTAAGCCGATGCCAGCCGCGACGTACTGTCCCTGGGCATTTACCTGCATCTTCACCGACCACATCGTGGTCAGTTTCCCTGCCGTGTCCGCGTAGGCGGTCGAGGTCTGCTGAATCTGCGCGGTGTTCTGCCCAACGGAGGCGGTTAACTGATCGATCTTCGTCGACGTCGCCGAGTTGGTGGTGGTGACCACGCGATCAAGCTCGGTGATGGTCGCCTCGTTGCGCCCAACTCGCGCGTCCAGCGTCACCTGGCGCTGTGCCATCGCTTCATTATCAGACGCCCGCACCTTGCTTTCTGCTGCGATCGCAGCGGTGCTATTCCAACCCTTCAAAGCATCAGCAAGGTCGCCTTCCCCGCTATCGTCCCGAGAAGATGCCCGCAGCGCCTCGAATGACGTTGCTGTGGCCGTTACGGCGCCGTCGAGTTCGGTGATATCGACGGTATTGGTCGCCACCTGCTGGGCAAGGCCGTTTGCCGTTTCCACGGTCTGGCCAACATCGAGCCAGTAGGCAGGATTCGGCGGTGGCGTCTCTTTCGGTACCGGGCCAGTGGCCTGATAGATCCGCTTGCCAACGACTACAAGGTCGTATTCCTCGTAGGTGTCGTCCGGGTTGTAAGTCTTCAGACCATCGAGCGCATCGATCTGCGCCTGCAGGCCTGGAATCTTCTCGATTTCCTTGAGCAGATCCTCGCCGAGTTCTGTCTCGGTGATCTTGCGGGCGATCATTTCCAGAATGTCCCCAGCGTTCGAGCTGGACTGCCCCTGCACGCCCAAGCCGATCGGATACCACGGCCCGATGTTGCCGATCTTGTCGACGATCCGCCCCCAAAAGTAGAACGTCACGCCAGCAGCCAGCCCGAGCATGGAAAAGTCGCTTTGTGGATAGGCCAGGTCGGTCAGCTTGGTGGCAGCCTCGAGACTGGTGGTCGGGCCATACCAGATTTCAGTCCGCTGGCTGTCTCCAGCGCCAGCGGGGAAACCCCACTTCAGGTAGATGCCGAACAGCAGCGGTGTGGCCGTCAGGTAGCTGAGCGCCGACGGCAGACCTTCCTTCCCTTTCAGGTTGGTCAGGATCGAGTTACGCCATTGTGACGAGATGTCGAACGCACTTACCGCACGCACCCGGGCCACGTAGGCGCCAGCGTAGATACCGACCACGTCCACGTTGGTCATGCCGGTACGCTGGAGCTTGATCCAGTTGCCGCTGTCCTTGCGCCACTCCACGTCATAGCCCACAGCGCCATCCACCGCGGGCCAGCTGATGGTCATGGTGGCCACGGCCAAGCCCTGCACCACCGACGACGTCGATGTGAGGGACACGCTTGCCGGCGCCGGAACCACGGTGATCGGGATCACGCTGATCGGCCGTTCTTCCAGACGAGCGCCGGTGTCAATGTGCGCGAACTTGCTCGGCTCGAACTGCAGCGCACTGATTTCGAAGTCGCCCTCGGTGGTGCGCTTGGTGCGCAGCACGCGATACAGCGGGATCGCCAGATCATCGGCGTCGAGCGCCCATTGCAGCTGCGCGACTGGTGGCTCGCTGTATGCGACAGTCACTGTCACGGCGCGACCATTGACGCTCTGCACGGTGCGGCCCTCGGCGCGGCCGCCAGGCAGGTTGATGATCAACCGATCACCCGCCTTGGCCTGGGTGTCGCGATCGAGCGTGACGACTCGGCCAGCCGCTGACGAGATCCGCCCGCCGACCTCCCGCCCAGCCAGCAGCGAGTCAGCCACAGGAATGATGTGGCCCGGCAGCGGAATCACGCCCTCCATGCCGGTCTTGAACGATACGGTGCGGTCTTGGTTGTTGCTGAGGATCGCCCACTTGCCACGGCGCTGGGCCTCGGAGGCGCGGGTGCAGCCGATGGCGCTCAGCTCGGTCGGCCGGTCGCCGTAGCGGCGTTGCAGGTCCAGATCCGCGAACGGAATGACATCGGTGTCGTAGTTGTTCGCCGGGTTGTCGTAGCTGACGAGTGCCCGGGTGTACCGGGTCTTCGCCGAGGCGCTGCCGTACGAGAACTTCCCGTCGATGACGTTTGCCCGGGTGAAGACGTAGTCGAAATCCTGCGCGCGCGGCATGTCGGCCTGCATCACAAGCTGGCCCTGCGCCCAGTAGGTCATGCCCCGGTAAATCGCCGAGATGTCACGCAGCAGCGACCAGGCGTCGGCCTTGCCCTGCAGGTTCATGTCACAGAGGAAGCGCGGTTCCTGGCCACCGATACCATTCGGCACAAGCTGGTCGCAGTACTGGGCGATCCGATACAGCTCCCACTTGTCGACCATGAAGGGCTTGATGCGCTTGCCCAGGCCGAAACGTTCCTCGGTGCAGATCCCGAAGGTGATCCACGCCGGGTTATTGGTCCAGGCTGATTTCATCGAGCCGTCCCACGTCCCGGTGTAGCTGCGCTGAATCGGGTCGTAGTTACTCGGCACCATCCAGCGCCGGGCCTTGCACTTCACGGTCACCGCCGGGATGTTGGTGAACTGCTCGGCGTCGAATTCGATATAGAGAAGCGCGGTGTTGGGGTAGCGCAGCTTGGCGTCGATCACTTCCGTGTAGCCGGCCACCAGCATGGTGTCGGCGACCTTATTGCTGTTCTGATTCGGCGTCAGGCGGCGCACGCGGATCTGCCAGCCCGTGGTGGCGGCCGGCAAATCGATACGGCGCGAGCGCTCGTAGCGCGTGGTGGTCTTGCCGTCGACGGCGTCCACCAGCACCTGCTGATAGGCACCGCCATCGGTGGCGATGTCGATCGCATACTCGATACGGTAACCGCCGACATTGCCTTCATCATCGGACCGTTGCAGCGCCGGCCACGCCAGGCGCATGCGCACCGCCGACAACTGGGTGTTGCTGATCGAGCGCACCCACGGCGCATCGCTGCGCAACTCGATGTTCAGCGAGGTCTCGTTCTCCACGGACGGGATGCCCGGAATATAGGTCTGATCCACTGAGCCCGGGCGCCAGTCCCACTTCACGTTCGGGAAGTTGTAGTTGCCGCTGGCATCGCGGATCGGCGTGTTATCCAGGTAGATGTCGTAATCGGTCGGGACGCTGTCGAACTCACCCTCGCCCACGGCGATCAGCAACTTGGCCAGGTTGGTCGAGCGCAGGCTGTCGCCGGCTTCGACCGGCGACTTCGGCTTGCTGCTGCCGCCCTTCTCGCCGTGGATATCGATCTGTTCCACTACGCCCATGCTTTCCTCCAGGCGAAAAAAAGCCCGCTCAACGGCGGGCATCAGGTTTTAGCTAGCGCGCTATGCAGCATCGAGCCCTAAAGTGAGCTGCAGCTGATCACGCCAATATTCGACATCATGGATAAGCCCAGGCTTCTGCCAGCGAAATTTTGCAAGTTCTTTTCCGCTAAGACTCGCGACAGCTTGTGCATCGCCCAGCTTCTTGCAGGCTCGATCAAACTGCTGCTTTTCGTTCATTTCTCCGCGTAGCAAAGCGTCAATGTGTAGATCCGCCCATACGGCAAAGTCCGGAGAAATCCAACGAGCAAACCCAACCGCCAGTTTTGGATGAAGCCAAGTCCCACCGCCTCGTCCGCGACGAGCCTGAATCAAATCCCTCGAATCCGAGGTATTTAAATGGCGACTTAGCGCCTGGATGTAGTCTTCGGTTTCTTTGTTGCGCAACCAGTTATCCAGCCTAAGCCCTTTCGATAAAGCAACTTCGGTGGCATTGATCCAACCCTCGCTATTGAAGCGCACGGCCTGACCTTCGTAGTGAAATGGGATGACATTGTTCATGTGAGCTCCTTCCGCCTGGGAAGATGTGCAGGCAGGGGCGTAGGCGGAGCGAAACCGACCCTTTTCGGTAGCGAACCTAGCCTGCACGGGTATCCCCTTAGGGATTCTTGGGCACAAAAAAGCCCCGGTGCGCAGAAGCGCTGCCGAGGCTCATTTACTGCCCGGATGACCTGTCGATCATTTCCGGTTCAGGGTGTCGGTTTCCCGACAGTTTTCTGTCTCGGCGCTGATGAGAATTTTTGATCTCAAACGCCGACAACTGCATTTCTGGAACGTATAAGGTGTGCGGGAGTCGTGTGGCAATAGGTCCGAATAACTTTGGGACAGCATATTTCGGGCACAAAAAAAGCGCCTTTTAGGCGCCCTGCTTACTAAAATGTCCACACTGCCTGAAAAGTACCGTCTAAGTGTCAACTTGTCAATGACTCACACTTTGTCTTCTGCCAGGATCGAGGCCGAGATGATCATCCCACCCCACCGGCGTTCGCCGATGCAGATCGGGACCGGGTTGCCGCTGGCCGTGGTGTTCTTGGCGCTACCGAAGGCGTAGGACGGGGCGTTTTCAGGGGATGCGCTCTGTTTCAGGCCCGACGCCTGGGGGCTTAGCATTTGGATCACGCCGCCGGCAGTCATTGCCAGACCAGCCGAGAACAGAGATGGACCAGCGCCACCGGCAAAAAATGAAGCGGCAATCAGCACTACGCCGATGATTGTTTGAAGTACGCCAGCGCGCTTGCTTCCTGAAATCACTGGAACAATTCGAATTTCCTGAGCACCCCCGAGTGCAAAATCTTTTTCGCCCACATTTTTCCGATTTCGGAAAATCGCGAATCGCATACCGCGCCGATCCAGATCCTTGATCGCCCCTTCAAATCCGTCGATTGTGCATTTCAATGCCTGGAACGCTTCGCCAACCGATTTACTGTCAAGCTCTCGATAATGCACGCGTCCGAATAGCCTTGCCAGCGGGCCAGATAGGAGAATAGTGGTCATTGATGGTTTAGAAATTGCTGCGGCCGCCATGTGTTATCTCCTGACGAAAAAAAACCGCCAATTGGCGGTTTTGATAAATTGCTCGGCTTACAGACACTCGCGAACTGCTGCCTCAAGTGCCGCGCGGCCCCACATTTTTGACCACGGCAAGCGCTGGTACAGTGCGACTTTACTGCCCGTTCCAGCGCTGGAAACTTCAAGCACCTCATCAGTCATCATGTCAGTAGCAACGACCAACCGATAGCCGCTCTCTGTCTCAGACATGGTCGAAGTCGAGCGCTGCTCCTGCCACTTCGGGAATACGCACAGAGCGTACTTCTTGGCTGATTTATTGGTGGATGTGCTGATCGTCGGATCGTTCTTCTTCACATCTCCGGGCGACGAGCACCCCGCCAATAGCGCTACCGCCAACGCCCCTACGATCAATTTCATGCAGGTCACTCCTGTGGGAAAGGGTGAAAGGTATCATTTCGGCAGAAGGAGTAGAGTTATAAACCAGACCCATGTATGTATCCACAGTTCGATCCACTACAAAATGATGGCATAATGCCAAGCCTAGATCAAAGCAAGATATAAAACTCATACAAACGCTTTCCATCAATGGGGCATTAAATGGATATAAGCTCAATCCCTGCAACTGTATTTGTTGCATTTGGTGTAATCACTGCGGCACTTTTAACTGGCTTTTTCTCCTTCATGAACATGGTGAGCGCAAAAGAAAACAAAGTATCCGAGTTCAGACTTACATGGGTTGATGGCCTCAGAAACGAAATAGCCGAATACATCTCCGCCGCGCAAGAACTTGTTCGAGTTTCCAAAGTATTTGTGGCAAAAGATTTTCACTCCCCAAAAGAGAAAAAAGAGATCCATATTGAGTGGTACAAGGAAACTAGAGCCGCTTTTTCCCGCGCAGTGGAAAACCTCACTAAAATCCAACTGAGGCTAAATGCGGACGATATAGCTGAAGATGCTAAAACTCCTGAAGCCGAGCTAATGAAAGCAGTTACGGCAGCCAGAAACTACTCCATCAACGGAGATTTAAAAGGAGTTTTGAGTTCTTGCAATGATATACGATCTAAAGCTGCCCCGATTCTGAAAAGCACATGGGTTTTGGTAAAGCGTGGCGAAATAGGTTACAGGCGTATTCGTAGATACTCCTTGTTCACAGTCACAATAGGATTTTATGCGATTATTAGCTTCGGCATCTACATCGGCATAGCAACTTATAACACTCATTCTAAAAAAGAACTGAAGCTAATGACAAATACAATCGAAGAGCACCAAAAACACAACACACACCCACTACCCCAGCCACAAAAAGAACCAGTAACACCTAAACTAAATCAGCCACAAGAAAGTATAATTAAATAGCGCACGATAATTTTGATAAAGCTGTGCTAAATAGGTCACGGCACATCATGTGGTCGGTTGTGAATATTTATGCCTGAGGATCACCCGTGTGCGGTCGAGCCAAGGCCCGCCAAAGACAATGACCTCCGACGGCCTTCCGTATAGGTGGTGCAGCAGGAATGGCCCGGGACCGAAGGTCCCTGCGTCCTCGTCAGGCAACGCGGGATCCGCACCGAGAAAGATCCCTGCGTGATTCGGATAAACCGTCCGCCCTACTTCCATCACGATCATGTCGCCGCGCTGCGGCTGATCCACACGGTAGAAGCCGGCGGCCTCGTAGTTCGCCTCGTACAGGCTGGTGTTGTCGTTGCTCTCCCACCAGCCGTCAGCGCGCTTGAAGGCTTCGAACTCCAGCCCCCATTCGCGCTTGTACCAGTCAGCGCAGACCTGCCAGCAGTCCCAGGCACCGTGCACGAATGGTCGCTTGAGCAGCGGTACTTCACCCGAAGGCATGACGGTGCGCAGGTCGCCCTCGGGCCAGCTCAGGATGTGCCAGGGCAACGCGGTCGCTTCGCACATGGCCAGGTCGCGCGGTGAAGGCCGGCTGGTGGCGTCAGGATGTGAATGCACAACGCCGATCACCTCCCCGACGTCCTCGGCCGCTGCGTATTGCTCGGGATCGATCCGGAACTCTTCGTTCGGCTCGATCGAGACGTTGCGGCACGGGTAATACTGCTGTTTGCGGCCCACCGCCAGCAAAAGACCGCAGCATTCTTTCGGATACTCCGCCGCCGCGTGCACCTGGATCGCGTTCAATATGTGTTTGCGCATGTCAGCTCCGTGCGATCAGCGAAACGGCCGGGAAACCACCAAACGGCAGCGGGTTGCCTTCGCCGAAACGCGGGATGCAGCCCTTGCCCAGTGTGGCGTCACACTCGTCCAGTTCAGGGTTGTCAGTGACCGCGCCGTCTTTGGTCACGTACGGCCCTGTGTAGCCGCAGTTCGGCTCTCGGTAGCCATCGGTGAGGCACCAGTGGCACAGCGTCGTGGCCTGCCGCCCAATCGACTCGTTGCCGACGTCGCCCGGGCTGGCCAACTCCCAACTGACGTTTTCCCCGTCCTCGTTCGTCTTCTGGTCGATGTACCAGACCTCGATCGTTTCTTGGGTAGGGTCTGCCGTCGGATTGCCGGCCGGGAAGTTCGCCGCGTCGAGGTAGGTGCCGAGCGTGTGACGCATGGTCAACTTGAATTCGAGCAGATCCTCGAACGCTAGACAGAGCGCTGTGATGCGCCCGTTGACGTTGCCGACCGACAGCGTTGGCCGAACCGCAGTACCGTCACCGTTCGCCTCGATGCCGTCGATCTGCATCGGCCAGGCGCTGTACTCGTTGCCCTGCCAGTAGATTGCTTTCGCCGGTAGTTGATCGGCATCGGCGCCGGCGGCGATCAGCTCCGCCGCCGTGTGCGGTATCGCGTGCCCGTGGAAGCGCAGCACGTCCGCGCCATAGTCCGTGCCGTCCAATTCAAAGAGCAGCACTTCGCTGCCAGGTTCAAGCACCTGGATGTCACTGATCAGCATGATTGCCCCTTATGGTTGGAATGCCCGCTCGAACGTGGCGGTGAGTTTGAAGACCCCACCGCCCATTGGTGTGGGAGCGGGATTTTTGCAGGTGAACAGCCCGAGTTCGCCGAGCGGCGTTGTCCAGAGAAACGCCTTTGCCCCGGCGTGCCGGTCGAGGAACGCCATGATCTGCTGCACGGTGGACTTCTGGCCGACGCAGGTGATCGGGTAGGAGTCCTGTTTGTTGTTCGGACCGTCGCCGACGTTCTGCGCGTAGCCGCTGCCGAATTTCGAAGTGCGCACCCGATATGTGATATCGGGCGTTTCCCCGCGCTCGGTTGGCCAGGTGAATTTCTCGATAGCCATCAGGCCCTCCCATTTGCGCGTCGGAAGCTGGCTCCGCCAGGCTGCCAAGAGTCGGCCACGACTCTTTCCGCAACGGCGCGCATTTGTGTTTGGAGATTTTTCGAAAGGGCTTGCTGGTCAATCTGCATGCCTTCGGAGCCTCGATCCTGGGTCACCACCGTGACCGGAGCGCTGATGCTGATTGCAGTCCCGGAGCCACCGCCGGCGGCGAGAACACCCAGCTTGCCGCTGGAAGTCCGGGTCAGCGGCATGATCGCCTCCGGCCCCGCCTCCCCCATGACCCCCGCCCGGCCGCCGGCCATCCCGAAGGCGGTCGGCGTGCTGACGATGCTGTTGGTGAAGGCGCCGCCATTGGCGAACATCTGCACACCGGATGACCAGGCGCCGCCGAGCGCTTGCGGGAAGTAGTTGCTGGAGTAACCAGCCGAGGACGCCCCGAGATTCGACGACGTCGCACCTGCTGATCCAGCCGCCAGCCCATTTCCGCCACCACCGCCCGTGAAGTAACTGGTGGCAGCGCCGACGAGGCTGCTCAACAACGCAGAGCTGGCCTGTCGGGTCGCGATCCGCGCCATGTCCGCCAGAATGGACTTGGTGAAGTCGGCGAACGATAGCTTCCCGGTCATGGCAAAGTTGACGACCGCGTCCTCCATCGAGCTGAAGGCGTTGCCGAACAGGGTTTTCGTCTGGCCGGCAATGTTGCTCGCCGAGTCCAGGTAGTTGGCCCAGGCCGATGTCGCGCCTTTGGTCCAATCACCCTGCGCTGCCTCCACATCCGCGTAGTTCTGGCGGATTTGGTCGGTGGCCGCCTTGTTCGCGTCGGCGAGAGCCTGCGACTTACGGCTGAATTCCTCCTCGGACATATTCCGCGACGGGTCAGATTTCTGGTTTGCCAGCTCCAGAGATAGCTGTGCGAACCGGTCTTGCTGGCTATTTAGCTCGTTATTGAGTGCGTTCTGGCGATCACCCTGGCCGACGCCGAGAACGGCACGCTGTCCTGCCAGCTCCAGCGCTCGCTGCTGCTGAGCTAGTGCCTGAACGTAGGTCGTGATCGACCGCTCTTGTCGAGCAAGGCGACCGGTCTCGTTCGTGGCCAGAACCTCAAGTTGGCTGTCCGCCTCTTTCTGCGCCTTGACCATCCCGGCTCGCGCATCGGCGATCTTCTGGTCGAGCTGAATGCTTTGCGCAGCAGAAGTGGTCTTTTTCGCCTTCGCGGCTTCCAGTGCGGCGATCTCCGCCTCGTAGGCCGCAGTCACCTCGTCGCGCTCGTTGCCGATCAGCGCTTCGCGTTTCAGGGCGTAGTCGGCTTGCGAAACGAGCCCGGCCTTCTGAGCCGAGTCCAGTTCCTTCTGGGCGTTTTTGTACTCCTCGCTGATGGCCGCCAGGTTGTTCTTGGCATTGTTGAAGCCGGTCAGGTCGACCTGAGTGCCTGCCGTTTTCGCATCCTTGAACTGGTCGTTGATGTTCGCCAGGTTCTTGTCAATCGCCGCCTGATTCAGGCGCGGGTCGTTGGGGGCGACCTTGCGAATATCTTCGAGCTGCCGCTTGTACTCTTTGATCGCCTCGGTGCGCTTCTGTTCGTTCGTCCACGCCGACTTGGTGAGTGCGTCGATCTTGCCCATGGCGGTAACAGCTTCGCCTTGGGCTTTTGCCTGTTCCCCTTCCCATTTGGCGATATCGGCTTCAGCTGCTTTTTGATCTTCAAGCATGTTGAGACGATTCTGGTAGAGATCGATCATCTCCTGCTTGTTCTGGAACAGACCAATATTGCTCGACTGGGCAGATTCCAGGTTGCGCCGCGCCTGCTCGATATCTGCGTTGATATCCGGCCGGCCAAGGTTCTTCAAATTATCCGCGGCACGCGCAACAGCGTTGTAGCCTTTCTCCCAGAAGCTCAGGTTTTCCAGAATGCGTGGAGTACGCTCGTTGATCGCATCAGCGTACTGCTCTGTAGCCAACTTCACAGCACCAGCATGGTCGCCCTGCTTCTCCAGCGCGGCGATCTGCGAGTAAACCGATGCGGTCAGGTAGTGGTACTGCTCATTCAGCGCAGCAGACGCCTTGACCGGGTCGTCAGCGAGCTTGGCGAACTCGGCCACGGTCTCGCTTACGGCCTTGCCAGTTGCCTCCTGCATCGATACGGCAGCCTGGGTGATTCCGGTGAAGCTTTCGCCGGCGATCTTGCCGTTGTCGGCCAGCAGAGCGAGCACAGATGCGGCTTGGCCAGTGGTGCCAACGGTTGCGCTGACCTGACGGGCCATGTCGCCCAATTGCCCGGCGCTCACACCGGCGTAGTTACCGGTCAGGATCAGCGCTTTGTTGTAACTGTCCTGTTCCTCGCCCCCCTTGTAGAAAGCGTACGCCAGACCACCTACGGCAGCGGTGGCAAGCGCGAGCGGACCGAGAATGGCGAGCAGTCCAGCCGCACCCGCACCTGCACCGGCACCCAATTGCGCGACCGCGCGTACGCCACTTCCCCAGTCTCCCGAGGACAGCGCATTCCCCAGCTGAACGACGTTTTCCTGTGCCTGGCGGGTGCCGAGGCGCAACCTGTCGAAGCCGGTGGTGGTTTTGTTGAGCTTGTCGTAATCCTTGTCGATCTTACTCAGGGCAGTGTTGTACTCGTCCTGACTGATCCGGCCGGCATCCAGATGCTTGCCCAGTTGCTCGACCTGGGTGTCCAGCTTCGCCAGTGCGGCGCGGGCCGGGTCAATGGCGCCCAGCAGGCTGTTCAGCGCCTTCTGTTCATCCATGGCCGACTTGGCCAGCGCTACCTGCTGCTTGTCGAGCTGTGCCGAGATCTTCGCGGCCTCAGCCTCGCCATAGGCGCCGGTCTTGGTCAGTTTCGCCAACGCGTCGCGCTGTTTGGCCAGGTCCTGCGTAGTCTTGGCACTGGTAGCAAGCGACTTCTCCAGCGCCTGCATTTCGTTCATCAGCGAAACGGCGGACTGCTCGGCCCGGCCGCCGGCCTTCGCCATTTCATCAAGGCTTGTTTTGGCCTCGATCGCATCGGCCGAGTCGATCTTGACGCCGAGTTCTGCAATGTTCATCGACTCACCTTGAATAAGTGCCCGTGACTACGGGCTGTTTTCCCTTTCCTCCGCCATGACGCGCAGGGCTTCGCCTTCCAGCACCTGCAGGTCAGGAAAGATTTCAGCGAGTTTCTTTTTCTTGATGCCGAGGAAGCCGGCTACGTCGCGAATGCAGTTGTAATCGAGGCCGATGGCGCCACCGGAGCCGACCCGCCACTGCGTGGACATTCGGTTGAACAGGAGGAAGGCTGGCCAGTTGCATGGCCAGACCTCTACATCGTCACCCGACATATCGGCAGCCGTCAGCCCGAGGATGGCCAACTGCTCAGCAGAGGGCCCGCTTTCGTACAACGCCGCGGCTGCTTCCCTCAGTTTCCCAAGCGGGCCTGATTGAACGCGCTCTGATAGGCATTCACTACCGCTTCGGCGGTCCCCTGACACGACTTCACAAGGGCAAGGATGCTCTTGTCGTCGAACTTGTCATCGAAGCCCCATCCAGCGACCAAGTCCTTGACCTGCTGAACTTGATACTCGGTTTCGGCAGCAACGACATCCGACAATGTGGTGCCATCCCCGAACCCCTCGCGCATTTCCTTCGCCTTCAAGTTCCACTCGTCAAACAGCGCGGCGAGTGCCGGGCGATCGCGATATTTGAAGGTGAACTCGATTGCCTCGGGCTCGCGCCCGACGATGGGTATGTGGACGAGAGCCTTGAACGTAGGGTTCTGGGCGATCCTGATCTTTGCCATGGGAAGTCCTTATGCGCCGGCCAAATAGCGGAGCGAGCGAGCCGAAAGCCCGATGCTGATGGTGCGCGTCATTACGTTGTTGCGCTCCATCGTTGGATCGGGGGTGATGCTCACATAGCCTGGGTAGAGGATTTGATCGCCATTGCGCAACTTCATGCGCACGACGGCCAGCTCTTTGGTGTCATCGAAGCCTTCGACAGTCTCGACGTATTGAGCGGTCGGCTGATCCTCAACCACGATGGTGATCGTGGTCGGGTTGCGGTTGGTTGGAAACTGCTTGTCGTCGTCATCTTCCAGGTAGCCGACAGTTTGGTATTGCTGCTCGCCGCCGGACGATGTGAAAGAAGTGACTTTCGAGATTTGCGTCCATCCAGATACCGGGATCACAGAGCCAGAACCTGCGCCGACAGTGAATTTGTCAGTGTTGGTGGTATTGAGACCGGCCAGCGCAAAGGCATCGGCAGTAACGCTGGACGCTTTTACTGCGCGATCGTTGATCAGCGCCCAACCGGAATTGATCAGCAAAACGTCGCCGTTTTCAATGTCGTGCTCTACAGAGGTAGCAACCGGCGGTTTGGCGTTGGTCAGGGCGGTGAAAGCGACGGCGGTCCCCATAATGCTGGCGATCTCCAGCACAGCGCCGTTCGGCAGCGGAAAGCGTGCGGCCATGGTGTGTTTCCTCTTGAATGCCCGCCTGACGGCGGTAGGTTATGCCCCAGCGGGCGGTTGGTCTGCGACACCTGCGTAGGTGAAGCTGGCCGGGACCGTATAGGTCGCGGACTCTGTGATAGTTGGCCCCTGATCTACTGGCTCAGTGATGAGGCCATCGAACCCGTTGCGGGCCAGTGGCGTGTCTACTCGAAAGAGCCGTGTCAGCTCTTCAACAAGCGTTTCAGCGGTCGCCATGGCCTGGGCAGATGGACAGACGATGCTGATCTGATAGACGCCGGTGTACTCGTAGGCGTCCCCGCCGAGATAACGGCAGGTGGTGCTGGCTGGTAGCTGGAAGGCCCGCAGATAGGTTTCAGATGGACCCGGTGTGAATGGCTGACTCGAGTAGGCCACTCGTATTGGGCGCCCATTCGACCATGCGGCCAGCTTCGTTTCGATGGCCTGACGGGCGCGTGCGTGACTCATACCTGATTGTTCCTGATGGCCTCCTGCACGATCTGCTGGAAGCGAGCCACGGTAACCCGGACCATGCCGCCGGGAGCCTGCGTGGAATGGCCGAACTCCAGCGGGATCGCATAGGGCAAGTTGTTGATGATGTAGGCGATCTGGCCGGCGGTGAAATCACTCATCGCGGCGACCAGGGCAGCGACTGTCTCGGTGCCGCTCGGGTCAACCTCATCGAAGGTGACGCTCTCGACCACTCCGAGGGAAATGTGCCAATTCGCGCGGAATCGGCCGCCGACGTAGCCCTCCGGGGCAACGATATCCATGCCGTCATTGAGCTTGCGGCCTTTTTTGAGCCTGCCGCCCTTGGTCAGGTTGGCCGGGTCGCTGCGCAGCGCAGTATTGTGGTCGTCGACAGCCTTGTTGTACTGAGTTGCGACAGCGTTCTGCGCCCAGATCTCCGGGTTGCCCACGGGCGACATGCGGATGAGGCTGCTGCCGACCTCAATGATGATCTCGCGCACGCTCGCGTCGATCGCTTCACTGGTTTTAGCTGCGAACTCGGCGAGACTCAGGGCGAAGCTGCCCGATTGAGCCGCCATGTCATTTCCTCAGTTGTGCCGTCCATGTTGCATCTGCAGGATCCGCCGATACGTTCATCACCCGCAGCCCGTTGACGATATCGCCAATGGCCGGGGCGGCCGGTACCGCCGTTGGCACGCCCGCCTCCGAAACGAATAGTTCGTTTTGCAGCACCAGCAACTTTTTGTCGGTCGTCTGGATCAAGGAGCCGTCGACTTCTTTGGCTAGGTAGCTGCCGAATACTCCACGACCGCCGTAGGTGGTGGTCACTTCGGGCGCACCGCCCAGGTCAGGGTCATACTCGCCCACAACCTTGCGCACACCTGTCACTGGCTTGACCGCATCGGCCAGGCCATCAGGATCATCGAACGCCTCAGCCATTTCGGCCTGGATCTCTTCGCGAATTCCCATATGCAATACTCCCTAACTCACAAAGGAGCTGTTAATGAAACGACCAGAATGCAAAATTGCGATTCGTCGCCTAGCTCATGAATGGGCGGAGACGCAAGAAAGGCCAGCGAATTGGCACCCGTCATTTGGCGCCTTCGTCAGTTGGCTGAAAGAGAATGGTCATGGCCAATATTTGGACTTCAGGAGCACCATGGGGGCCTCGTACGATGCCGAGCAATGGTTCGATGAGGAGCTGAAACAAGGGTGGCGCAATTGATGGGTTTCAGATCCTTTTCAGCATCATCACACCAGATCGTTTGATCCAAGGATCCAGCAGCGCGAGGGCGAAATTCACGCCCGCTGACTGATCGGTAGAGCCCGCCACGTAGGTCTTGCTCACTGACGTGCCGGACTGAGCCGATACGGTCTTGCTCTGCACTTCCTTCTGCGTGGGCGTGTACAGCTTGCCCGCCGCCGCCTCTTTCGCGACCTGAGCGCCGGCTGTTTTGATCTCGGTCGGAACCGGATATGGAACAGCCCGCTTAATCTTGGTCGTGAGCCATGCATTGGCCATGGTCACGGCAAGGACCGGATCACCGGTGCCGGCCCAGCCAGAACCGAGCTGGGCGTCAACATCGGCGACGGTGATGAAATCGGTCATGTGTCTGTCCTTATTCCGCCGGCACCAGGGTCAGCAGGTCTTCTTTCTTGGCGGTCGCGTCGAAGGTAATACCCTTGGCGGTCAGCCACTCTTTCAGCTCGGGGACTTTCATTTTCAGAGGGTCGGTTTCCTCGGCTTCCTGCTCATTGCCGTCCGAGACCTTGATGCCAGCCGCTTGGTATGCATCGACGATATCCGGTGCATCGCCATCGACAACCACCTCGGTAGCGGAGCCGATGACACCGAAGAATTCGCTCAGCAGGCGGTAGCACACGCCGCGCTCTTTGCCCGGACTGTCTGTGTAGATCACTTTCATAAGTCACCTCAAAAGCATCCCGGCGCCCGTATAGGCGCCAGGCTGTGCGGGCCGAGTTACGGCGTAGTGGTTCCGCTGATCACAGCGGCGAACGGGACCTGCTTGCGGCTGAACACACGCTGCCAGTTCGCAGCAGCTGCGTACTGAGTCGCGGTTGGGCTGGCGTTCTGGGCCTCGGAGCCCTTCCAGCTGAAACCAGCAGGCTGGAGGATGTAGGTCTTCCGCTCCCACAGCACTTCCGCACCGCCGCCGTTGCCGCCGCCCGGCTTACGCTCCAGCTCGACCGGCACCTTCGGAGCACCTTCGCCGTAGCCGAAAGCGCCCTGGCCGAAGAACACAGACAGGTATTTGCCAGCGCCATAGATCAGGCCATCGTCCATGAACACCGGTTTGCCCAGGTAGGTTGCCAGGATGATCTTGCCGTCGGAGTCGCGTAGGTACTCGATCAGGTCTTGCTTGACCATCTGGTTCATCACGACCGAGTGCACGCCGATCGCGCCGAACTGATCAGCAGCATCGCCGGCGGTAAACGCGGCATCCTGAAAGGCATTCGCGTTGATGGTCGCGCCCGCGTCGATGACCATGTCACCGCCGTTATTGGCGATGTTCGAGGCAATGATGCCGCGAGCGGCACCCAGGGTGTAGCGCTGCCACTGACGAGTCCAGTAGGTGCCGAAGCGGTTGCGGATCTGCTGTTGTGGTTCGGTGTTGGCCAGCTCCGCAGTCAAATCGGTTACGCCGTAACCTTTGTTGAGGTACAGGACTCGGGCACGCATGCTGTCCTGCTCGACCTTGCCGACTTCGCCTTGGTCATTCGGGTCATCGTTGCTGATGTTCGGAGCTTCATCAGCGTTGAGATCCTGCCAGTAGCTGATCTCAGCGGTGCCTTGGCTGCCGGAGGCGATCGCATCCAGCACTGGCGAGCGAGTCACGATGCCCGACTCATATACAGCGGTCTTTTCCGGGCTGTTAACCGGCGCCAGGGAGGCGTAGTAGTCACCGACGAAGATGTCAGTCAGTTGGGTAGTTGCCATGGACTAGGTTCCTTTGGTGGCCTGGAGTTTTTTGAATGCTTCGGGGTTGTCACGAGCCAGCGCGGCGCGCTCCTGCTCGGTGTATTCGCCCCATTTCTTCGTGGCCTTGCCACCTTGATCGCCGGTCGGACCGGCACCCTGAGCCCTTGGCCACAGGTGTGTTGCTGTTTCACGCAGCGACTCCGCCCATTCGAGCGGAGACAGCGGGGTTTTCCCGTCCTTCCCGTAAACGACCTCGCCGTCACGGTCGGTGGCGATCGCCTCACCGTCTTCACTGAGTTTGAAAGCGCCCCGTGCGCGCAGGATGATGTCCTCGGCGGCTTCGGGGAGCGCGCCGGCCTTGATGGCTGCAGCGCGGATGGAATCGGCCAGCACCTTGTCGCTGTACTTGGCGGCGAATTGCTCGGCTTTGTCAGCACGGGCCTTCTCGGCGGCAAGCTTGGTGTCGTAGTCGGTGCGCAGGCGCTCGGTGCGTCGGGTGATGACCTCGTCCAGCTTGCCCTCGGCAATCAGCTTGGTCTCTTCGTCCTGGCCCACCTTTGTCAGCAGCCCCTTCACGGCGGCGATGTCCAAACCTTCGAACTGGGTCTTGAAGCCGTCCAGTTCGGTTTTGGTAGTCCGGAGCGAGCCAAGCAGCTCGGTGTTTTTGTTCTTGAGTCCCAGGGTCGCCGCCTCTACCGCTTCAACGATCGCGGATTTGACTGCCGGGTCTTCAAGATCAATCTGGTTTTCGTCTGCCACTTGGTGCACCCCTTGGGTTTGGTCGGCCCGCTTTGCAGGCATAAAAAAACCCCGGCATGGCCGAGGTTTGGAATTTGCATCGATAAAGTCAATGCGGGCTTAGAAGTTTAATGTCATGCCTGTTGGCTGCATCCTGTAGCCAGGCAATGAAGTTGGCATCCACGGGCAAAACGTGAACATCCATGGAGGTGATTACTTCGATCGTCAATTCATTTAGGGTGAAGGGCTGCAACCAACTTACGATCGTTACTAACTGTTTGGCCTGATCTGACCGCCAACTGGCATGTATTTCCTCCCTAAAGCCCAAACGAACGGGGAATATAATTTGATCTCCCGATGAATCGTTAAGGACGGGACTTATGGCGTTTTTGCTCGAACGACCAATAAGCACGGTCTTTACTATTACCGGGTAATGTCCGAGAGAAACGATGTGCAGGTGCGCAAACATGCCCCCCACCCTTACATCAATCTTCAAATTTTCCTTCTCTCTTTCCGCTTGCATTCTCTCGCCGCGGTTAGCCATCCATAGGCTAACAAGAACGGCTAGCAGCGCCCCCACCCCGGAGACCCAGCTACCGGCGGTATTCCAATCCCAAACGAAGGAAACAGTCGACGTAGAGTTAAAATTGATGCCTGCGGTAAGACCAAGCATCCCGCAAATCAGGCACATTAGCGCCGCGATCAGCACTGCCATCCAATTCATTAACTAGCCCCCTAAATCACAGGAGCTTATAGCAGCCAGCACGCGACCGGCCAACCGCTTTGCACTCTACTCAACGACAGTCAACCCACGCATGACAAGGTAATCAGCGAACTGCGTCCTACTCGGCGCGTATGGCGGCGGTCGCATGCGAAAGCCCGGCGTATCGCGATTGAGCCGAGTTCGTCGCCCGTTTGGCTCCGTGCAATGCGTTGGCTCTTCGATCTGGAAGCCCTGTTCGGCGGCGTATAACTCAACTGCCAGCCGTACTTGGCCCCATTCAAGCTCAAAGGGCACGAACGTCTCTGAAAGCGTCTGGCATTCGATCTTACAGTCACGCCGAGGCCAGGCCATTGCCTGATCTGGATTGGCCTTGCGCCCTTTCCACTGCCGGGCGTTGATGTCCGCCGCGGCGCGCAGCAGCAACGCAACCTGATCGGGCTCTGCTTCAGGGATCCGAAAGCCGTAGTAGTCGCGGTAGAAGGTCAGCTTCTCCAGCGGTACAAAGCTGTTGGCATCCGGCCTTCCCTGCCCATCCTCAACAATGATCTGCATCGGTCATCTCAACCTGGTGGTGTCCCGAGTGTAACGCCTGCCCGGGCGAACATGTCAGGCTCAATGGCCTTCAGTTCGGCCAGGGTCAGTGGCTTGAACTTCTTGTCGAGCTGCAGCTTGGCGAACTTCTCCGGCGTCAGCCCGCCATCTCGGAACAGCTTGCCCCGGACGGGGCCAAGTGCATGATCTTGGAAGCTCGCTGGCTGTGTTGCCAGCCATTCGTAATAATTCAAACTTGCATCGACCTGCGCCCCGCCATTGTCGCCTATCGAAGCGCGCGTGGCGTCCTTGGCAAACGTCTCCGAAAGCCTGGTGGTCGGCACCGTAGTCGACCGGCAGTTGATGTGCGCCGGCGGCAGCGGCCCTTTCCCCAAGTCAAAGCGCATACCATCCAAGCCCTTGCACTGTTGTGAGGTCTTGCGGTCGAGCGTCGAAACCCACCTGTAGCCCAAAACTACATCACTATTGGCCTTCAGGGTTTCCATCCGCGCCGTGGTGGCCACATGCTGAATCGCTGTCTGCACCACAGAGGCGGCGTTGCGATTGCTTACTGCAAGAATGCCATCGGTAAAGTTCTGCGCCGCGGTGCCGCGAATAGCCTGGATGATCTGGGCGTTCGTCTGGCCTTGGCCGAAGCCGAGCCGGATGGTGTTCGTTACCCGCATCGTCTCAGTCCGCGTCCAGCCGCTGAGGAAGCTCTTGAGCAGCTTCCCGCCATCGATGCCCTTCACCTGCAGCGGATAGGAGAACACCGCCGCGCGGATCACCGTGTTGGTCGGCACCACTGCGTCGATGGAGAGCGCATTGCTCAGGCTGTTGGCCTCGAAGGTGGCCTCATACAGCGCAATATCCACCAGATCGACCTGCACAACATCGCCGAAGGCCTTATAAATCTCCAGCAGCTTTCCGTCGACTCGGGCCAGAAACTGCTCAAGGCGATCGCGACTGTAGGTCGTCAGCTCCTTGCGTGTCAGTTGCTCGCGCACCAGCTTGTCGATCTGGCGCAGGTACTTCTCGAACTTTTTGACCTCGCCAGCCTTAAGCCGCTCCAGCATTACCGAGTGACGGGTCGTCTGCTCCAGTAATTGGCTGTCCGCCTGCGCCTGGCTTGTCGTTGACATCTTCTTTGTCCAGGTTAATGCCGGCCGACTCGCGCTCATCGCTGATCAGGTCGGCTTCATCTTCATATGGGCGCTCCGGCAGCTTGCCGGTGGTGAGGTACTGCCAGTAGGTATCGGCGCTGATCGTTCCGGCCATCACACCTTTCAGCAGCTCGGCGAGAACCTGCGCGTCGACCACTGGGGTCACGAATTCAGGGTTCACCTTGAACTTGACCTGCTTGGGGTCGTAGCCCTTCCACTCGGCGGCGTATCGCAGACCCTGCTCCACCGCCTCGGCCACCGTGATGACGATGCTGTGCAGCGTGGCGTGCTGGTCGTTTTGGCGTGTTTTGCGCGCCTCACCCGACTCCGTACCGGCCACGTCCATGACCTTGGCGCCGGCTTCAAGCGCGGCGTTTTTCTGGTCATCCATGGCTTTGCGTACTGCTTCAATGCCGGCACCTTGGAACTCTAGGTAACCGCACTGTCCGCTCGGGCCAAGATCCCATGCCGCCGATGGCCCCGTCACGCTGAGCTCTACGGACTCATCGAGACCGGACACCCACGGCTGCGGATGGCTAGTTTGGTGCAGTGCGGTGAAGTAGTCAGCACTCAGCTGATACGACTTCAAAGCGGCCCGCGCCATGGTCAGCAGCGGCACCTCGTCGACATCTGGCGAGTTGTCGGTAGAGCCGCAGTAGATCACCGGAAGGTACGCCAGCCCTTTGACTAGGCGATTGTCGGTGTCAGTGGTACCTAGAGGCCGCTCATCCTCGACAAGTTCGCCACCCTCGTTCCGCACCGCGGTGTAGCAAACATTTCCGTCCATGAAGAACTCACGGAAAACCGTGTCGCAGTCGTGGCTGTATCGATCGCCGCCCTTCTTGCGAAACTCGCGGAACACCGAAAGGACCAGATCCTGCCGGCCGCCTTGGTCCGCGGTGTCCCAGTTGATGGCGTTGCGCGTGGCATAAGTCGAGAAATACGGCTCGCCGCGATCATCGATGTTCACCACCAGCGGCACCCGACCGTGCGAGATCGCCTGGCGCACCATGCGGAAGAACAGCTGCTTCAGGCCGAAGCCGTCCGCCGTGGCGTTGTCCTCCAACACTTTCAAACCAGTGGGCAGTTCGATCTCCGGGATCAGCCGAGACACCAACCCCATCATCGAGCGCAGAGAGTCACGCACCCAGTGCTCGTACTGAGCGCGGGCCGTGTAGTTCGCGTAAAGGTACTTGTTGCCGGCGGCGTCGAGCTTTTCGGCTTCGACCATGCCGCTCGGCTTGGGCAGGTTGCGCTCGTTGCGTTTGACGGCGCACTCACCCTCGAGCGCGTCGTCCATCATCTCCCACTCGGCGATGTGCGCGTCGTAGTCGGGGTTTGTCGATTGCACTGGCATCAGGCCAAGCCTCCAATTCGGCGTGTTCCGCCTGTGCGTTTGATGCACGGCCACTCGACGTCGATGCAATACCCAATCGCCGTGGTGATGTGCTGGTAGTCGTTTTTCTGGTCTTCCTGGAAGGTCGAGCCCATTTGAAGTTGAACCGTACTCAAACCCTTGTGGCACCAGGGAGCGGTGACCGGGTTGATGAACAGGCTTGTTTCTCCTGAGGCTGTCAGGATCTTTGCCCGCACGGCGTTCTGCCGGTCCTTGATGGACGGGTGCGCCGGCTTGACCTTGCGCGTGTACGTCCAGCCATTAGCCTTGAGCACGCCCTCGATGTCGGTGTAGTCAGATGCGTGGCCGTGCTTCTCGCCCGCCTTGCCGGCCGGGTCGCCGTAGATCAGGACATGCTTGTTCTTGTGGTCCTTGAACTTGTCCACGAACTCGGCTGCCGACTGCTTCGATACCGCGCTAATCAGCACGATCTCATCCAGCAGGTAAAGGTCTTTGCCGTCGTTGCGCCGCACACCGATGGCCGAAGACAGGGGCGTGAAGTTCTGGTCGTGCATCCACAACAGCTGCTCGTGCGGCTCAATGGCTGCATTCGTGGTGTTCGCCTTGCTGTAGTCCTCGTAGATACGGCCTGATGCCGTTTCAAACGATGCTTCGAATTCCTGCTTGAACTGCTTGGCCGACATGGCCCGCTTCATTGCATCCATTACGTCAGCCGGAAGAATCTCGGCCGATTTCCAATGAAACACGCGGAAGTTCGGGTCATTGCCCGACTCCGCCTGCATGCACAGGTCGTAGTAATGGTTCAGGCCGTCCGGCACGCCAAGCAACCAGCACCAGGCCCGGTAATCCGGCATGGTCGGGTTGACGGTGTTCAGCGCCGGGAGAATGTTTGCTTCCCAGGCATCCGGCTTGATGTCGGCGAACTCGTCGATTCCGCCGCCCGTCCACGGGATACCCTCGATCCGCTGTGGCTTGTCCAAGCCGATGACGTGGATCTCGCTACCGTTGTCCAAGTAGATGATCAGATCCGACTCAGAAGGCCGGCGACTGTGCATGCAGCTCAGCGTGAAAGCCTTGAGGTCATCCCAGAAGATCTTCTTGGCCTGGGCATGCGTTGGCGCGGCGGCGAAGTACATGCCGGTGTAAGCGGATGCCTGCTTTACGAGGAAGCGCTTGAACCGTTCGGTCTTGCCGCTTCGGCGCCCAGCAGGCACCAGCGGGAAACGGATGCCCTCAGATACAGCCGCAACCAGGGCGAGCTGTACAGGGTGATCCTTGAGCGGATACCAGCGTGACAGTTGGCGATCAAACAACAGGTTGCCGGTGTTGGCCTTCATGACGGCAGCCTCGCGATCAAATCGGCCAGCAGCTGGGCGTTTGAGTTTCCGCCGCCCTTCTCTATCAGCTTGAGCTCGGCCTTACGCTTCTCGATCTCAAGCAGTTTGATTTCTTCATCCAGCGACTTGTCCGGCTCAACGCGTCGATTGACGTATACGTCCCCGATCTCCTTGGCTGCTTGCTCAATGATCTGAGTGGCAAGGGCCATGTTCTTCATTGTCTCGGCCTTTTCAGCCATGCGTCCAAGCGCGCGTAGTCGATACGCACGGTTTGCGATCGGTATCTCTGCGGTCTGCTCACGAAAGCGCTTGCGGGTGTCATGAAAGAGGGTCTGCCACTTGGCTGCCAGGTTCACGCCGGCGCGCTTGGTTGGGTCGTGCTGCTCTACCTGCTGGCGGGTTACATCAACATCGAATTCTTGCTTCACCGCTTGTGAGACCTGCGTCGGAGTGTCGAAACACGCCAAAGCCTGAACGATGAAGGCTTTCACATCGTTTTTCAGGGCTGCCATAGATTGGATTCCGTCTCATGCCTGTCTCATATCAGGCCGACTTGAGCAGACAGGTTCCGCAGGCCCTCGCAATGTTCATTTTCCCTACCTCGGCAGGATTGTTTGCAGCATCCACCAGCTCTTGAACCGCCAGACTTGCACCATACCGACGCACCACACCGACGAACTCTTCAACGTCGTGTCCGCGCATCTCAAGCTTGGGCAGGCCGTCCTGGGTGAAAGCTGGTTGACCGTACTTATCGGTCGCCTGGGCGATGTGGTAAAGCTCATGCTCAACCAGTGCGCAGAAGTCAGCATCAGAGCACTGGGCGCAGTAATCGGCGGCAAGGGTGATGATGTAGGCCGGCACGTCGCCGAACCAATCCATCATTTGCTGTTCCATTCTCGCCTTTTGCCAACCACCAGCGCGAAACGCTACCTGCTCGGCTTGACCGACCACTGTGCGCCCCTTCTTCGTGAAGGCAGCAGATGCCCACATCACACGAATGTCCGCATCGATCAGATGGGCGTGTTCTTCGTTATAAACGCTTCCGGTTTCGGCGAGAATTTCGGTCTGGAGCCATTCCCACACCTCGGGCGCCGGAGTCAGGCGGATGCCGAAGTCAGGTAGATCGGACAGATCAAGCAGTGAGCCAGGTGGTGTGGGTCTTTCCATCACGTCTCCTCATTGGTATCCAAGAAAGCGTCGATCAGAGCAGTTCCTATAACCACCCGAACTTTTCCAACTATCATCTTCGGAAGCCACACCATGGGAATGCACCTGCAAAGGAGTCTGCTCGAATTGGATATCTATTACTCGAAGCTGTTATTTGTAGCCCTCCCCGCACTCCTTCTCCTGCTGTACATCGGTCTTGGCCTGTTCGATCAGATCAGACCTAAAGGAGTCGTTTGGGGAGCTTGGAAAACGCACTGCTACTCAGGAGCTATGGGCTTTGGAGCTGGAATTTCTTTAGTTTTTGTCGTTACGTTCTTACTAAGAAAGACCTACCCAGGCAGGTTGGAAATTTACGTATTCAGCGTGTCGCTTTTGAATGCTTATCTGTATACCGCTACTGCTTTAATCGTGAACGTTCGATACTTTTTGAATCGCCGACAAAAACGCGCTGAAGCCCTCAATGCGTCAGACCAGCCTCCGCCCATTTAACGGTCGCCCAGTCCGGTAGGCTCGTTCGATCGCCTCCCAATCGGGTTGCTTGGTTGTCATTGGAGATCCTTATGTCTCTGGCTGCTCCAGCAGCACATCAATCAGCTTCTGCTCACCCAGCCGCATTGCGCCCAGGCATTGCAGGTCGTCGCACTTTGGCCCGAGACCGAACACGGTCACCTCGCCTTTAGGCCCCATGATGGTCAGCGCGCCTACCGTGCATTCCGGGTGCACACCGGCATCGAGGTCGTCAGCGATCTTGCGCAGGGTCTTGGCGGCGTCGCGCCAACCCTCCCGCTTGAACTCAACGAGCTTCGCGGTCATGCCGTTAACCTCTGGAACCACTCTTCAATGATCCGGCGCAGAACTGGCTCGGTTAGGATGGCCGATGGCTTGTCGCCGACGATCACCGTGCGCACCAAGTCACAGGGCAGTACGTGGACACCGTCATCGGCCGCAACCGTCAGGTGCGGGCGTTGGTCGGCGATGTCATGGATGTCTGCGGTCATGTCTTGCTCCGGTGTCGCGACACAATTTGCTGATTCGCTAAACGTGTCGCAACTTGTGAAAGTGGTACTCTCATTCCAGATCTTCAGCTACCACTCATGTCCTTCGAACGGAATCGACCAAATGACCTTCAGATACTTTCTTTTGATACTCGCGGCCGCTTCAGCGACCGGGTGCGGAACGATCAACACGACCTTCCGGGACGATTCCATCACCAGCAATAAACTGGCTCGATGGCAATCCCATTGCGATTCGGTGTCTCGCATCTACGGTGGTGCCATCCTTGACTACTGCACATTGAATGCGGAGCCGCGCCGTACCAGTGGGTTTGACGGACACCCCGCTGCAGCCCTAATCGCCTTGGATATGGGAATTTCAGCAGTCGCGGACACTCTCGTTCTGCCATACACCATTTATTTGCAAAACAAGCATGGAGATATCAAGAAGTCCCGGTTCGAATAGCAAGTGAAGTGACTGCCTCCAAGAGAAGATGACACGACTTATTTGCCGCGCCGGTCGATCCCGCCCGGCGCCTTGTCACAGCGCAGGCAGTGCTCGCAGTTCATCGTCCGGCAGAGCCATGCCTTCACCCGCTGCCACCAGATGACCATGAAGATGTGGCGCATGCCGGCCAGGGCCAGCGAGACGTGCAACGTGATGCCGGCCGTGGTTGGGCCCATCATGAAGATGGTCTGCTCCCGGCTCATCACGACGAACCCGCTGATGGCAATCGCCGAATAGATCAGCTTTCCGATGACGCCGTCCCGCACTCGACCGCTCAGAACACACCAGGTCGCCCAGAAGGCAATTAAGCCGCAGGCGATAGAGTTGATCAGTTCAAAATTCATGGTGGATTGCCTCCCCCGAACCGCTGGCGAATAAGCGCCCAGAGGTCAGCGGATTTGATGGCGCGATTGATGGCTGCGAGCAGCGAACCACCGAACGCCCCAAGAAGGAAGCCGATCCCTGCGACGATCTTCGGCTCGGTTACACCCAAGTAGGCGCTGACCATACTCGTCAAATAAATCGAGCAGGCGACTCCCGTAATCAGAAAAACAATCCAGGCACGCCAATCCGTCAGGTCGTCCTTGTGCCACCAACTGGCGACAACGGCGCCGACCAATCCCGCGATCAGCAATCCGAACCTGTCGATGAGCTCGAGCAGGCGATGTAAAGAATCCATGCGCTCGACTCCGTGTGCATGATTGATAAAAAAGTCTTGTCGGAAGACCTGCGTCCAAAAAAGAAAGACTCTCCGCCCTAAGGCGGAGAGGTTTGCTCAGAATTCCCAGCCGATGTGGCCATAGGTTGGGTACGGGTCTGTACCGTTATGCTCGGCGCTGGTGTTGTCTGGGTAGTAAACCTTCCGGCGACGCGCTGTTGGCGTGAAGCCAAAACGAGCCCAAACCGGGGTTTCCTGGACAATCGCCAGGCTGCCATTCGGCTGCAGTCGCATGGTGGCACCAGGATGCCCGCCAGTGCCCGACTGCCAGATCGGTACGTTATTCGCTGCATAAATAACGAAGTTACCATCATTCTGGAATACAGCTCGCACCGCACCCTTGTTCTGGGTGTAGCTGGCCCAGCGAACACTCCAGTTCGGGCCATAGTTCACGACGTTGCCGTCCCCTTGGAAGATCAAGGCGCCGTCACCGGCAAAGTACGGAACACCCATTGCCAGTTCGGTTGTACCGCCGAACAGATACGCACCACCACCTGGATCAAGCGGAAGGGATGGAGTGCCATTCCAGATCGGCAGAGAGTCGACCAGAACGATGTTGCCGTCGTTCTGCAATGCCATATGAGTTCGGTTCCACTGATCTTCACTGGTGAAGCCAGAGTTGTTGGTTAGCCAGGTACGACCCCGGAGAGGATCGTCGAGAAACGCGCCAAATTGAACATACAGCTGCACCGGCACCTGGTATCGCAATGGAACGGTTGAAGTGTAAGGGGTAGTTTCGTTGGCGATCCAAACCACCGCGCCATTGTCCTGCAACGCGAGGTTGCCGTCGGGTTGCAACAGCAGCTTGAATCGGCCGTTTGGCGAAAGCAGGAATTGTCCCGGAGACATCGTTTGATAAGCAGGGAGAATCGAAGTACCGCTGCGTTGAAACGGAGTACGTGTACGTCCAGCCATGTTGTTCACCTATAGAGTCGAATGATTGTTCGCGAAGATTTCCGCTTTCATGTCGCTCAGAGGCGATCTCTAGAGGCTCCTGACCTTCTGTTTTTTTCATACTGAGAAAAAAGCCGTAGAAACGCCTTTTTACCCGTTACGGCAGCAGGTCGTAGGTCACGTAAGCCGTACCGCCGCCATTCTGCGTCATTGCTACCCAAAGGCCCTGACCGGCAGGAATGGTCACAGGGAACGGGAGAGTGGAAGAACCGTTAACGGCGGACAAGATAACAGGCACGTTAGTCATCCAGCGCCCAGTAGGCATGGTCGTGCCGGTGCTAATAAATCCGTTCCCGGATGGGCTAATCATCGTAGCTGTTCGAACTACCGCGCCATTGACGTTCTGTGCCGGAGTGAAAATTACGTCTTCGTAGCTGGTTGCCACCGATTTGAAGCGGCTGCCGATTTGTACTGGTTCCATTTTTTTACCTATTGAGTCAAATGATTATTCGCGGAGGATTCCGCATTCAGTCGCTCAAAGGCGATCGCTCGAGGCTCGTGGCCTTCTCATGATTCAACGTTCCGCATCGGGAACACTTGATCTGGAGCTCGGTAAACTCACCCACCCGGGCGAGAAGTCTTTTGCATTTTCCACATCTGCATTCTTTCAACATCTGCAAATTCCTTTTGCAAATGGCTTTCTTGCGGAAACAAAAAAGCCCCTGCAAGTGCAGGTGCGCTCGTCTTCCCGAGCTGCCGGCCAAAGACCTTCTCAGCGTCGACGCCTCAATGCGTCGATCGCGCCGTTATTGTCTCGCGCCACCCTGGAAGCACAGTGAGGTCAGGATGCACGGGCCGCCGATGTTTTTCCGTAGCGCTGCACTACCGGCTTATCCGAGTCCAGGCATCCCCCGAGCCTGAATCAGAAATGAAAAAGCCCAGCGCGACGGCTGGGCTCTATTACGCAAGGAGATAGAAGATCATGGAGTCCAGTAAGCAATCTTGCCGCCTGCACCAACAGCTACAAACTTGCCGTTGCCGTAAGCGACGCTCCGGATATCGGTTCCTGCAAAAGTGTTGGCTTGCTGAACCCAGCCGATTCCATCCTCGGAAACGGCTGTCTTGCCACCGTCGCCGACAGCTACATACTTGCCATTACCGTAAGCAATGTCGCGGATGATGGTTCCACCGAAACTGGTATCTTCAACAGCAGTCCAGCTAAGTCCATCGGATGAATATGCCATCTTGCCATCCGCACCAACGATAAACATTTTCCCGTTGCAAAGCTTCATGGAAAGGATGGTGCTACTGCCGAAGGTGCTGGTTCTGGTCGTGAATGTTTGCGGATTATCCGTCGCCATCTTCACAGCGCTGAGCAGCTTCCCATTCGATCCCGCAATCAACACAAAACTGCCAATGACGTTGACGCAGTAAACAGTCTCGCTAGAAGTGAAGGTCGTAGTGCGCTCCACCTGGCCCGACCAATCGCCATAACGGGAAAAGACTTTACCGTTAGACCCAACCAGTATCCAGGTGTTGTTCTCGCCGTAAATTGGCTTATAAAACACAATGCCTTGCAAGTCTCCGGACGCGCGAACAGTTGCCGTAAGGTCTGTCCAAGCCCTTTCAGGGCGTGCTGTGCTGCCGAAGATCAGATTGCCGGCTTGAGAAAGGGCTTGAAGCGATGACCCAATACCGTTCCAGTACAGCTCATTGATGACCTTCCCGCTATCAGAGGTGAGGGCGCCCTGAATCTTGGTCCAAGCTGTACCAGTTGCGCTTCCGCCGACAAGCTGAGTGGTTGAGGGAAGACCGTTGCCACCAGCCGCATAAAACTTGCCCTCCGCAAAAACCACGCGCCGAAGCATGCCGGTGTTATCCACCGGTTCTACTTGAGTCCAAAGATCTTGCAAGGTTTGAGACGCTGAGTTTGCGTTTTCCATTTTAAACTCCGTTATTGAGCTGATTTAAGTTCAGGCCTCTATATTGGGCGTATGGCGCTCATGGGCGATTGCTCGAGGCTCGCGGCCTTCACATGATTCAGCGTCCCGCATCGGGAACATTTGATCTGGAGCTCGGTAAACTCACCCACCCGGGCGAGAAGTCTGTTGCATTTTCCGCATCTGCATTCTTTTAACATCTGCAAGTCCATTTGTTTTTCTGCTAGGCTCCGTCCCGCTCGCGCGAGCAGTGAGGGCCTTGGCTGGCTTGCAGGCACTATCTGCGATCTAGCGTCTCTTTTGGGTGTTAGCGCATCCTTTGGAGTCGCCCTCTCTTTTTCACCGCGCATAAAAAAGCCCCGAACTTGTCGGGGCTTTTTGCTTTCTGGCGGGCATAAAAAAACCGGCTTCAGAACCGGCTTTTTCAAGTAACTTGCCGAAGGCAAAATACTAACTATGAAGAAATCATGCCCTCAGCCGTGCGGGAAGTCAAGCGGCCTCTTTCATTTTATAAATCACCCGTCCAATTGGACTCAATGCGCGTGCGTCGATGTCGTAACAGGCATCGAAGCAAAGCTGCACGAATGGCTCCCAATCACGGCCCCAAGCTGCGGATGACAGCTCAATGTCGTACTCCCCCTTTATCCAGGCTCTGAACAACTCGGGCTTTATCAGCGGATCGGCGTTGGCCGATTGTCCGCCTTGGTGCATGTAGCGGTAACGACGAAAAACGCCCTTGGCAACGTACTCGGCCCGCTCCCGCTTGCTGGCGGTCATGCGTGCTGCTCGCGAACATGCAAGATTGAAAACCGCAGCTTCGGCCTCCTCCCGATCGTCATCTGTCGGCTCAGCCGCATACATTGCATTGCCGAAAGCCCGCAATTGAAAGTGAAGCCGTGCGATAGCCGACTGAATGTGACCGGCCAGCACCGCGTGCATCGCAGGGTTCGCCGTCGGGCCTCGCTCAGTGCTCTGTACTACTACACCCAGTTCGGCAGCGTCGGAAGTCTGGCCCGGGGCCGGGTTGTAGTTGCAGTCGTGCCATGCCTGGCGCGCCGAATTGATTTTCATGCTGCGTGCCCCTTCTTCAGTTCTCTGTTCTTTGCCCGATATTCGGCCTTGATGGTTTTGATTTCTTCGACGGTGTACTTGCGGGACTCATGAGGCCCTTCAAGCCATTCGACTTTTTCGGCGCCGATTCCCTGTAGGAGTGAGATTCGGTAATTCACCAAATTGCCTGACAGGTGTGTATTGCACGGGGCGCACTGTTTCCAGACATTGAGCGGCTCGAATCGCAATTCAGGGTTCGCTCCTACGGATCGGTAGTGCCCGGCGTGGTATTGGCCGTCGTGGTGGCGGCCGCAACTGATACAAGGGCGATCGGCGTCACGCAGGCGAACCCACTCGTTGAATGCCGCCTGGGCTTCGCGCAGGTGATCCGCCCTGCTCATCAGCTTCTCCTTGCGGACTTTGATCTCGCGGCGACCTACTTCGGCCAAGGCCTTTCCGGCTATTGCGCGCCCCCTCTCCGACTGCCCATAAGCAATGGCGCACTTGATCTCTCCGCATACGGCCTGGCCATTCCGCGCAGGTACGAACATCATCCGGCACTCTGGGCAGCGCTTTCGCCGTGGAGCGCCAGACCTGAGCGGCGTTTTGCGCTGTAGTGGTGTGCGCTTCATGCGTAGCTCCCGATCTGGTCAGCAGCACTCAGGGCGGCATCTTCGGTCTCAAAGTGCGCTGACAGGACGAGGCGCCAGCAGGCGTTGAACACGTCGCGGTAAAGCGGCTCAAAGGCCGTGTCGTCCATATTTGCCCAACTGATCGACTTGGCCTCCTTGCGAACACCGTCAGGAGTTCGCACCAGGTGGAAATGACCGGCCTCGATCGTCACCCATTCCCGGAAAGCTTCGCGAGACTTTTCCACGGTCGGGAAACGTTCGGCCCGCTCGGTTTCGAGGTGGGCAATGTAGGAATCCACGGCATGCGACAACTGACCGGGCTTGCCGCTGGCAGCCTCGAAGAACTTGGCCAGACCACGGATGCCACGCATTTCCTGACGCGGGACCAGGCCGCCAACCGGCTCCCAGTACTCCCACGCCAGATCCAGCATCGAGAAGAACTTGCCGTGAAACTTGGCGTTGCGCATCTTCGTGAATTTGCCGTGGATGACCTGACCGAGCTTCCATTTTTGGGTTACTTCACGGTCGGCCTCAGTCGCTGGAACCAAGCCTTGCGCGGTGCGGATAAGGGCGAGCTCAGCCATGCTCCACCCCCTTGATCACAGTTTTCCCGTTGCATAAAATCTGCTCACCAGCCTCATGCGCGCGCGAACCTTTCGGAAGTCTGAGCGAAAGCGAGAGGCTGGATTCTGTTCCTTCTCCGCCCGCTCGACTGTCAGCGGAATGCTCAAGCTCCCCCATAACCTCGCACGCGATGGCAAACGCCGGGTCACCCAAGCGGGTCGATTGCATGATGCGTGTCATGCCTTCGAGCAAAGCGTCGTTCTGTTCCTGAAACTGGCCGGCACCACGCTGCAGCGCTTGCACCTGCCCACGCAGCGCCGCGTTTTCCGCATTGACGTGGCTGAATTGAGTGGCGATGTGCTCTTCCAGCGACACCTGGTCACGCTGCCAGTCGATGTCGTCGTGGTAGTAACCGAAGCGCTCGCAGAGGCTGCGGTGGAAGTTTTTGAAGCCAGACTCCACCACTTCCAGATCGCCCATTAACCCGGCAGCCATGTTGTCGATCTGCCCGATGATGCTTGTGGCATTTTCGAAGGGCTGGAAGTTTGGCGAATCCTTAGCGTAACGCCTGCGCCAGATCGCAATGGCTAAATCGGTTGCTTGGCGGATGGATGCACTGTTCTCGGTCTTAAGCTGATCGCGCTCATGCTTCAGCTCTTCATGCTCGAGGTTGAAGTCGCGGGCCTGGGTCATCTCGCCATCCAGATCGGCGCGCAGACACTCGTTCTCGGCGATCAAGGTGGACACAATCGGCGGCAAGCTACCGGCTTCAGACAGTCGTTTCAGTTCGGTGTAATCGGTCATTGAGCCGCGCTCCCTGCTTTCCATTGTTCGGCCTGCCGAATCAGCAGCGCCCGGCGATCGGCCAGCTCGTTGGCTGCCACAATTCGCAGTTCTGTTTTTTCCTTGTCCGAGGCTTTCCGCATGGCCAGCATCGAGTCCTTAACCGCGGCGAGCTTCTCTCGCAGTTTTGGGGATGGCCGCGCGACCTCACCAGTGAGCAGCGCCACCACGGCCCGGCCGTCTTCAGTGACCGGCGCGACACTCAAGTCGGCCAGGTACTGCTGAGCGCGCTCCTGTGGGATTCGCTGCATTTGCAAAGCCTGGGTGATTGCCTGCGTGCGGCGATTGGCGTCGAAGCCGACAGACACATGCCAGTTCACCTCCTTGCCGTCCTCACGGGCTTGCCCTACCAGACGCTCGTAAGCGCTGTTGAACGCCATGCGCGCACCAACCTTGTCGCCGGCATCGAGGACAGGTTTTGCGGCAGCCAGGGCTAGCTGGATTTCGTCGGTCAGCACCACGGTTTCAAATTCATCGTTGGTGGTCATGGCGATCGCCCATGCTTCGTCCTTGCCCGGGCGGCCATCAGCTGCCCGCACTCGCTGGAGGATGTCGGCCATCCCCAGCTTGCCTTTCACCTCGAAGCGGCATGCCTTCAGAGCGGCTTTCACGGCGGGCACTGAGTAAACGCAGAGGTCTTCGGCCATCATCGCCGCGGTGCCTGGGTTCATTTCCTGACCCATGGACTCGGCGGTGGCGCAGATCGCTGCAGCGAGCCCGGCAACCTGCTGATCGTTCATTTCAAAGGTACTCATTGCGCTCTCCCCCTTGGCGCTTGGCCAAGACAATTTGCGCGGCCTGTTCGGCGGCGGAGACGTTTGCCTCGGTGCGCTCCATCTGGCGTGCGGTTGTCCCGTTGATGCGCTGACCGGTAACCCACTGGGTGTGGTAGCTCTCGGCGTTGGCCAGCAGCTCGTTGAGGCTGTGGCACTTGCGCAGGACGGCCGCATCGCTGGTTTTCAGGAAGTGGGCAGCGACGTGGTGAGCAACATCGGCGCCGAGGCGATCGACCAGTTGGCCGAGTTGTCCGCCGACCTTGGCGTTCCACACCGGCCAGGTGCTGTAGCGCTTGCGGTAGGCCATGGCGTAGTTCGCCCAGACCTTGAAGGTTTTGCAGGACTGGTCTTTGGGGCCTGGCATGTCGGCGGGAATCTCAACCCGTGGCGTATCGGTGCGATCAACCACCAGCACCAAACCGCGGGAATGACCCGGCACAACCTCGGCGGAAGCCGGGGGTGCAATTGGTTCAATGACCGGTTCATTGACTGGTTCAGGAGAGTGACTGGTTCTGGGTGCAGCTCTTGCACTACCTTCTAGTGCAGGAGATTCACTAGGGGGCGAACCTGCTGCACTACCCTGGTGAATCTGCTGCACTACCCCTGGTGCAGGAGGTGCACCACCATCAAGGGTCAGTAAGTAAACATTTGACGAATTACCCTTTGGCCCACCCTTCCGAATTTCCTTACGGAGTAGTCCCGAGTCGCACAAAGCTGCAATATGGTTCATGACAGACCGCTTGCTGATCTCACACTGATCGGCGATGTGCTGATAGGAAGGCCAGCACTCACCTACGTCGCTGGCGTTGTCGGCCAGCTTGATCAGCACCAGCTTTCGCAATGGATTGCCAACGCGAAGCTTCATCGCGGCGACCATAAGACCCATGCTCACGCAGCACCTCGCAAGGCTTTGTCGTGAGTGAACAGGCCGTTCCAGTTCTTCTTCATGGGCAGCTCGCCGGCCAGGTATAGGTCGTACAGGCGCACGGCCCCCTTCTTCAGCAGAACTGGCGTAAAGGCAATGAACGATTCTTTGCCATGGGGAGTGACTTCGTTCTGATGCTCAGTCATGTACTTGTCGCGGGCGTAGGACGCCACACGGAAGCGCAGGCCGGATTTGCTCTCGTTGTAGAGCCAGTTCCGGCCCTCGAGGAATTTGCCCACCTGCATGACGTTGACCCCATTGAGGCCCTTGCAGAATTGGGTATGGCTCATCCCTTCCTTGAAGAGGTTCTCCATGGAGTGGATTTTTGTGGCTTGCTCGCGGTTCTCGATCCGAAGAACTGCTGTTTGCTCGATCTGATCGGCATAAAGCCTTAGAGCTTCCGCGTAGGACGGCATGGCCACAGGCTGCGCGACTTTCGACTCCAGCTCCTGCCATCGGTCAATGACGCGAGCCCTGTGCTCGTCACTGTATCCAGCGACCACCAAGTGAGTGTCGCGCTCGATGAGGTCGTAAACTTCAGTCGGGCGGCCGCCTGTAGCCTCCTTACGGCTTTTACGAGTTGATCGTAAAAGCCCTTTCGCGAAGAGGCGCTCAATAGTCGCGATCATGTCGTTGTGGCGAGCCTCCACCAGATCTGCGATCTCGCGAGACGACATGGTTTGCGACACGTTTTCAGAATTCGAAAAACGTGTCGCGACATTGTTGGGGGTATTGCTTGAAGTAGGTTGGCTATGCATAATCGGCCTCATCAAGTGTTAATGAATTAGCCGGGGCGCAATCCCGGCTTTTTTGTGCCCGGAATTCAGGCGGCCTTCACCGAGGCATCCATCACGTCTAGGCTCCGCCGAACGTGGTTGATCTCCTGGCGGATCAAGTTTTTCTCGAAAGAACTGACGTGGTTGTCATCTAGCGCCTGGTGAACCGCGATGGTCAGATCGGCGACCTCTTTGCCGACGTTGATCAGTGATTTGGTCAACGCTTGCGGCTCCGGCGCAGCTTTCGCAACGAGGTCGAAACCAAATTCACTCGCCAGTGCAGCCAGAGGGCGCATGTCGCCGGTGTGCAACAGAATCCCGAACAAATGCTCCACGGTCAGGTGGTGTGCGTCGTTGTCCGGATTGGCGCGCTGAAGCAGGCCAACGTGAGGAACGCCCATCTTTGCAGCAAGGGTCTTAGCTTCGTTATCGAGGACAGCGCTCTGGCAGGCCCGCAGAAAATCTTCCATTCGTAAAATCTCAAATTTGTTTCCGTGGCGCCCTGCCGGTGCGTGGGCGATTATTCGTTCGGGCAGTAGCAATGACTGCCTCAGGCTGCTGTGCGCTTTGGGCGCGCCGGGATCGGACGAATCTCATTCGCCTCAATACGGCCGTCGTCATAAAGGGTGATTTCGATGCTTCTGCCGGCTCGAACCATTTGCGAGATCGCGCTCTGGTTCACGCCGAGAGCAGCAGCAAGCGCGGCTTGAGTGCCGTGCTCTTCTAGGTATTTGCTCAAAGGGATCTTTTTCATGGAATTTCCACGGCCTGATATCTGCCATGGATAGTAGCAGTGCTGCTTTTTATCAGCAACAAAATACTAGCAGCGCTGTTTGCTTAAATATCAGCTCTGCTAATACTCTTGTTCTTATGAAAATACGTCGCCCCCTCACCCCCGAAGAAGTCGCCGAGAGCGCCAGGCTCAAAGCTATCTACGAACAGCGGAAATCAGCTGCTAAAGCGGCCGGGCGCAGCCTGACGCAGGCGGACGTTGCCGAAGCATGCGGATGGTCCGGGCAAAGCGCATTCAGCCAATACGCAACCGGCAAGGTGCCACTAAATGTTGAAGCGCTGCTGAAGCTAGCGAAGGCGCTCAACTTCGATGCAAGCGAGGTCAGCTCTCGACTGTTATCCACTGTCGCTAGCGTGCAGCAGGACCGCATACAGCCAAGCGTAAAATTAGGAAGCATCGAGACTTGGGACGACGAAACCCCGCTCGATGACGATGAGGTCTACGTCCCCTTCCTTCATGAAGTCGAACTGGCGGCCGGATCTGGCAGATTTGCGATTGAGGAAAGTACCAACTCACGTCTACGCTTCAATAAGAAGGATCTGCGCCACAATGGCGTCCAGTTCAGCAACGCGAAGTGCGTGAAAGTTGGCGGGAACAGCATGATGCCCGTGTTGCGCGACGGCGCCACTGTAGGCGTGAACGTGGGGAAAAACTCCCTGAGCGATATCGTCGACGGCGAGATGTACGCCATCAACCACAATGGCCAGCTTCGCGTGAAGCAGGTCTACCGCATACCGACCGGACTTCGCCTGCGCAGCTTCAACCGTGATGAACATCCAGACGAGGACTACACGTTCCAGCAGATCCAGGAACAGCAGATCTCGATCCTGGGGCATGTGTTCTGGTGGGCAATGTATTCCAGATAAGCTGAGCACCTCTGTTACAGCCACCGGGACGTCGGGCAAGGAACTTTTATCATCATTGCAAAGGAGAGCGATATGCCGGTGGTGGCCGTTTTGAATGATGAGTCAGATTTAGATCGGATTGTCAGCATTTTAAAGGCTTACGGATGTGTGGTGGCTAACCATCACAATCGCCCTGGGGCTTCAATCCTCACAAAGTCACTTCGAATTGCACTGGGTCCGAGATCAGATGAGGATGCTCTGCAGTGCCACGAGCTTCCCCTCCTGATCGACGGAGAGCCTTGGTGGACTAGCGTATTAATCATGCCTCCGCGCTATGACTTCGACCATTATGAAACCACGGCACTTGCAGCTCGAGCTCTGATGGCTTCAAACGAAGCCGACGAGGAAGGTGTGTTTCTGTACCACGCTTCATAGCCGCCGCTACCAGGTCATGCGGCAGGCTGCGACATCAACATCGCAATCCAGCTTTCAAGCGCGGGAATGGGTTTCTTTCGAATAATTATTTCCATAAGCAAAAGCTGAGCGCAGCCTGAGCCAAGAAGCAGAATAGTCTCGCGCAGTACCTTCCAGCTCATGCACAGATCGGCGAACCGCCGGCTTATTCATGCTGGCCTGAATATTACGCGCCGCTCTCAAGCTCCTCGACCGAGAGCCCATCACCCTCTCTAACGGCGCCACCCATCATCACCGTCGACGCGCCGGCTCCTGAAACGGAAGGATTCCGCGGCAGTTCCTGTGCCGCACGCAAATAGCTTCCCGTCGGCTATTCTCAAAATTCCTCATGACTTGATAGCCCACCTCCCCCTTGGCGGGCTTTTTTTGCACGCGATGACCGTCTTCTGCAAGGCGGATAAATAGGTATCCGTGCAGACTGCATGCCCTCACCTCGCCATCAGTTCTCCGAAATGGTTGAAATCGTTGAGTCTTCTGCCATTGGGCACTTGGCACAGAAAATGCCCTAACTAGTGGGAGAACGTGAACCGCAGTCGGAGAGCTGCTGACGCAAACCTGTGATAGTTGAGGCATACAAAAATGAACGCAATTGACCTTCTCAAAGCCGACCACGAAAAAGTAAAAAACATCCTGAGCCAGCTGAGCGAATCCACTGACCGCGCTCTAAAAAAACGCGTCGACCTGCTCGATAAGCTGGAGATGGAGATCACCATCCATACCCAGCTGGAAGAGCAGATCCTCTACCCCGCATTCAAAGAGGCCGGTGGTAAGGAGCAAGACGAGATGTACTACGAGGCGAAGGAGGAGCATCGCACAGTGGACTCCCTGGTGCTCCCAGATCTGAAAAGCACTGACCCTTCAACACCGGAGTTTGCCGGTCGCGTAAAAGTCGTTAAAGAGCTTCTGGAGCACCACATAGAAGAAGAGGAAACTGAAATGTTCCCTCAAGCCAAAAAGCTTTTGGGTAAGGCGAAGCTCAATGAGCTGGGAGAGCAGATGGAAGTGATGAAGGCTTCACTGAAGAAAAGCTTGAGCAAAGGGAACTTGGCGGCTTGAAGATGTCGCTTGCTCTATTTGCCAAAGGAGCCCGGCCCAGAGCCGGGCTTCTTGTATCTGCCCGACTGCCTTCCGCCCTCGAGTCCTTCACTCGCATTTGCTAAGTTCTTTCCTCCCCTCATTAAAAGCTAACTGCCCTGAGCAGCAATGACGAATGGAGCTCTTTGCACATCGTAAAATGAAGATTTCTTCATCATCGGTCAAAGCTGCTTTTGATCGAGAATTAAAGCACGGCAAATGTGTCTATTTGTTACAAACAACAAGGACTTGCCGCAATGAAATTTTCAAAACTCTGCCAAACGCTGTGCAATTGGTCGGGAAGCCCACGAACCTTCCTTGCTGCGGTGGTATTGATACTGATTTGGGCAAGCACCGGCCCGATGTTCCACTACAACGACACTTGGCAACTGATCATCAACACGTCAACAACGATCATCACGTTCCTGATGGTCTTTCTTATCCAAAACACCCAAAACCGCGACAATGACATCCTTCATCTTAAAATTGACGAGCTCATCCGCGCCAACAAGGAGGCCCAGAACGCGGCACTGAATCTTGAGGCGATGGGAAATAAGGAGCTAAGAGATCTGAGGAAGGAATACACGACGATTGGGGAGAGCGAGACGATGTGCGTACAGCCGCTTCCTCTTCAAGACGCTACCGGGAACAGTTCACCTCCAACCATAACCCCTTGATCGTGGTTCGAGAGGGCAAGTGGATCCCCGCAATTCCTTTGTGGGTTCGCTTGACCCCCTCGGAGCCTGACCTACACTCTCCCCGCCGGCAGTAGGATAGTAGGTGTTTTCCGAACGCCCAATTCTGCAGTAAGGAGGGACATTCGGATGACGAATTACGAAATGGATTCCGGAAACCATTGAATAAACGGGGCGAACTCCGAAAAGCCAGACGAGTAGGAACTTAAATATGGAGATTTAATTCATGACTGCTCAAGAACATCTTGTTGGTGGATGGACTCCCTATCACAAACTGACCCCTAAGGATCAGGAAGTATTCAAAGAAGCTTTGGCGGGTTTTGTAGGTGTGAACTACACCCCCGAGGAAGTTTCGAGCCAAGTAGTCAATGGCACGAACTATCGCTATAAGTCGAAGGCGACGTTGCCGGGCTCACCAAGCAGCTGGCAAGCGATTGTGGAAATCTATGCGCCTATCAATGGCAAGCCGCACATCACCCAGATTCACAGGATCTAAAAGCACCTTCGGGCGTTTACATTTGTAAGCGCCCGAAGTCTTTTATGCTCCCCATCAGGGCCATCGATTGCTCTCGCGTAGAAAACTCCCGCTTCCGACACCATCTCCCACCAGTCATCACCGTCAAAAAAGCCAGCGCGCAAGCTTCAGCAGTTCCAAGTCTGCGAAACCGAGGGGAAAATTTCCCAAGACGATATGGAAGGTATGCGCAAGGTCCTCGCCATGACAATGTGAAATCAGGCGCCCCTTACCTAGCCCGCCAAATGCGGGTTTTTTTACGCCTAGAAAAAATATTATTAGCAGCGCTATTTACTTTAAATAGCAGCGCTGCTACTTTTATTCGCAAGTCAGGTAGCACTGGCCCAGCAGCGAAAGCCGCGCCGCTCTTTAACAACCCGCGCCATAAACGATTACCCGGCTCATGCTGGGAGGTCAGCCCCGGCCACACCTGTGGGGCGAGATGAAGTCAGGTGAACAAAATCGCGCCGCCACTACTGGCGACCGGCGATCCGATAGCCCCGAAAGGCTACCAACGCGCAGAACTGCGACGGCGGACGAGGTGTTGACCGAACTGGCGAATGACCTGGTAGGAGGCGCGATAACAGATTCAACAATTAGCGGACCCGATAGCCTCGGCTGGGACCGCCGGACCTCATGCACCCTGCCCCACTCAATCAGGGCATTCAGAGCTGTAGCGTGCATGTTGTAAGGACCTGTGATCCAAGGCGAACAGATGCTGTTTGACGCCGTGGGGAGGAAGCTCGACGCCCACACCGACGTAGATAGGCCAGCCCTGCAATCAGCTGCGGGTAACTGGCCAACATCGCTGACGCAACAAACCCGGTCTGTCGCCAGTAGCGAGACCGGGCCACCCTCCCCGACACCACCCGAATGCACTCCCCTCCGCGCCCAACGGCAACCAGCGGAGCGGATGAGTGCATCCGAGTTTTGTTGGATCAACACCCCGCCATTCTGGAGGCGACGATGAGCGCAGCAATGAATATCTGTCAGTCCATGCACGATGCGCAGTTGCCTCCGGCGGTGAGCGAGTCGGAAGAACAGCTGGAATGGCTGGAAAGCGCCGCTGAGCAGTTGGTGTGCGGATCGGATGTGAAATGGAAGCGTCGGCTTGGCCCGGTGCAGAAGGTCACGAAGGCGCAGTATGCCGAACACCTGCAATTGCATCTGAACCAGCGCCAGATCGATGGTCTGGATGATCGCGACTCTTTCGCCAACCTGGTGCTGGCCGTGGTGGTTGGCAGCTCTGCCGAGGCGCTGACGCACGCCAAGCATCTATTAGGGAGTAATAGCCCGGTCACCCAACTTGAGGCGATCGCTGCGAACTTCCTCAGCTTGCACGCCGCTGACGCGGTGGCTGCCGAGCGCGAAGCGGCAGAGGACGACGTGGACGCGGATCTGTGAGCCCTCACATCCTGATCGACCAAGCCCTCGATGGCGTGTCGGCACCCGCTGGCGAAGAAGACATCAGTCTGCTGGTTCAGGGGCTGATTACCCGCCTCTTCACTGACGGCGCGATCACCATCGACGAGTTCAACCACTACTGCAAACGCCTGCGTGACAACTGTCAGCGGCGCAAGGAGGAAGCATGAGTACGGCACCGGTCAAATCGCTCATCGACGAGCAACTCGAGGACATCGAACACAAGATCGCCCTGCTCGGCTTCGGCCTTCCCTTCAACGAGGTGATCGGCCGCAAGCGCGAGGACTTGGTCGTCAATCTGCCGCAGCGCCTGGCGCCGTCCATGAAGGGCAAGCGGATCGCGGTGAGAGTTCGGCCGTGACCGGTCGCAAATGGGCGCGCCGCCTGATCATCTGGCGCGGCGCGTTCTCTTCCCTCGGAGTTTTCACCTTATTGATGCTGCTCAGCGCCCTCGCCGATCACATCACTCAATAAACCCATCTTTCAAAGCTGCGCACATGCGCGGCGGGAGATCGTCATGCCTGCATCAAACCTCGCCCTCTGGGAAGAGGTCGAAAAGACCGACCCCAAGTTCACCAAGGAATACACCGGTCTCGGCGGCTTCACGGGTACTGCAGTGAATGCCCAGTATCTGGCTAAACGCGCTACTGAGCAGTTCGGCCCATGCGGTACCGGCTGGGGTTACGACGTCATTGAGGAACGCTTCGATATCGGCGGCCCACTTTTGAACAAAGAGGGTTCGGTGCTAGCACATGCCCAGGTGCACACCCTCAAGGTCGCGCTTTGGTACTTGGGCGGCGACGGTGAGCGCAAGACAATTACGCACTACGGGCACACACCTTTTATCACTCAGAACAAATTCGGGAGCATCAGCACTGACTTCGATGCCCCAAAGAAATCCCTCACTGATGCGATCGGCAAGTGTCTGAGTCAGCTCGGCTTCTCCGCCGACGTTCGCCTGGGTCTTTACGACGACATTCACTACGTCAACGAGCGCTTGGGTGAAGCAGAAATCGAGCGCGCCGAGGACAAGATCGAAGCGAAGGAGCGTCTGGCAGCCGAGTATCGCGAATGGCTCTCGGAAACACTTCACCTGATTGGCACCGCGCAGTCTCTCAATGAGCTGGAACAGCTCTACAAGTCAGCGATGCGCAAGCTGGACTTGCGCAAGACCGATCCAGATTGCGCGGCCCACAAACTTAAATTCACTCGTGCCAAGGATGCTCGCAAAGCGGACCTTGAGGACGCTATGGAGGGTGCAGCGTGACTGATCTCTACAAGCTCAATCGGCAGATGGCCGAACTCGGGGCACTGGCTGACACTGACGACGAAGGTCTGCGCCAAGCCATCCAGGACACCATGGACAGCATAAAAGGTGAGTTCGAAGTAAAGGCCGACAGCGTCGTCATGCTGCGCCGAAATATCGAAGGTGACATTGACGCAATAGACAAGGAGGTCGACCGCCTAAACGAGCTCAAGCGCATCAAGAAAAACACTGTCGGGCAACTCAGCGATTACCTGCGCCGGAACATGGAGGCCGCAGATATCAAGTCGATCAAGCGACCACTGTTCACCATCACACTCGCGCTCTCGCCGGAGAAGGTGATCGTCGACAACGAACAAGCCGTTCCTGATGAGTTTGTAACGCTCAAAAGCGTAATCACCCCTGACAAGAAAACTATCGCCGTGAAGCTCAAGGAAATCCGTGATCACAACGACGCGGTGCGCAAGCGCATCGAAGCCGGCGAAGACGCGGAACATGAACTGCTACCGGAACCGGTCTGGGCTCACCTTGAGCGCGGCGAAAGCTCGATCCGGATCAAGTGAGGCCAACATGATCAGCAATCATCTCAACGACGTCGTGCGGCGGCGTCAGGACGCAAACGACCTTTCCGCTCAAATTGCCCAGTACCTAGGCGCTGGCGGAAAGATCGACGTGCCAGAACCGGCGCCGATCAAGTTCACCAGCAACTCCGAGCGGAAACATCCGCCAAGTTTCCATCGACCGAAAGTGAAGGATGAGACAACCGCTCGCGTTGCGCGAATCCGAGAAATGGCAAAGACGCTGACCAGGAACGAGATCTGCGAGCGGGAAGGAATTGCGCTGGCCACGCTGAAAGCAATCGCGTCCAAGCACGCCATCAAGTTCCAGGTTCGGCAGAAGACCGGCACGGCGCCGAACAAGGCGCCGCCCGATCTGGAAGCGCGATTGGTCGCGCGGATCAAAGACTACATCGCCGGCGGCATGAACCGGAGCCAATGCTGCAAAGCTCTGGCTATCAGCTACAACATGCTCAACCGGATCATCCGGGACAACGAGATCGATTTCCCAAAGCTGAAACCTGCATTTCGATGAGAAGAACCATCAACCGGGCGGCCACGCGCCGCCGACAGACCTGGCTGGATTTGCCGGCCAGCGGAATTGAAGAGGTAGGCCATGGCCGAAGTACAGGAGCCGACGAAGGAATCGATCAAGCAGAAGAAAAAGCGCGAGAAGGCAGCAGCGAAGGATGCTGCATTGGGCGTCGAGAAGTTTACGGTTGAGGTGGCCGGCGTATTCAAGCCTGACCTGAAGCGCTTGATGAAAGAACACGGGTTCAACAATCAGCAGGAGGTGCATCAGAACCTGTTGCGCAACGTGATCGCCGCGGATTTTGAAACGGCGGCGGTGATGCTCAGGAGTGTCACGACACCTTTTATTATTGTTGAAAAGGTGTCGCAGGAGTTTCGCAACGAAAGCTTGCGAATCCTGCACGACTCACCAGGTGAGCCACAGGACGAGATTATTTGCCCGCTATAGCTTTGAACTGATCCCAGGCGCCTACCAGCTCTTTACGAGCATCGGCGACATGAGGGCGATCCAGCTCCACGAACTTGCTGTGACGCTGAATAATCTCACGGGACTCTTGGTGCAATGTGTCGTGGTCGATACCAAGCTTTTCAGCTGCAGCAAACGCCGCCACAAGCGCCTGCTCTAATGCAATTTCACGATCAGTCGCCATCTTCGCACTCCATTCGGCCTCATGCCGAACGGAAAACATAACCGAATTGACACGAACGTGCCATGAAACTGTGCCGCCACCGGTCACCGAGGGTGACGCCCGGTACCAGGTGAAGGTAGCAGCGTGAGACGAACCATCACCGGGCGCACCAGCGCCGCTGACAGACCTGGCTGGACTTGCCGGCCAGCGGAATTGAAGAGGTAGGCCATGGCCGACGAAAAGGAACTGACGGCGGAAGCCAAGAAGCAGCGCAGGAAGCGCGAGAAGGCAGCAGCGAAGGAAGCTGCATTGGGCGTCGAGAGGTTTACGGTTGAGGTTGCCGGCGTGTTCAAACCAGATCTGAAGCGGGTCATGGCCGCCCACGGTTTCAACAACCAGCAGGAGGTTTACCAGAACCTGCTGCGCAACCTGATCTCCGCCGACTTCGAGACCCAGGCCCAGATGCTCAAATGTGTCACGACACCTTTCGTCATCACGGAAGAAGTGTCACGCGAATTTCAAAATCAAAGCCTAATCGAGATCAGCAAAGACCCAGGCGACCAGATCATCGAACCTGCACAGGAGATCTACGCGCGCCTCCTTCCTCATAGATGAAATTATCTCGCAACCGATTGCTTGCGATTTCCAAACAAGTCTTCAGAATTCCAAGGGTAAATTCCAAGTGATATTCGGTTGGGCCGGTAACAAGCACGGGCTCGCCGTCCCTAACTAGTAGCGATGAATCCATTGACCTGAAGGTCGCGTGGCTAGCTACAGATGAAAGCCCTCGGTACATGGTATCGTAGAGAGGAGTCAAACCAGCAACCCGGGCAGCGTCATAAGTCGAAAATCCGGGGCCTGCGCCTTCAGCTCGGCTGATAACTTCGTTCAAGTCTTGGATATTTTTATCCGTAAGCCCGAGCCCCACTAATGATCTGATCATCGCCTCTGCCTGCTTCCGGTCTTCGATATCCCCAGCCCTACCCATGCGAGCAAATACAGAGGGATCGTTGATCAGAGCTGCAGCATGAAACAGAGCTTCAACAGCTGATCGACTCAACGTTTGAGCATCAACAACAAGCCCTCTTTCACAAAGTAAGATTGCCGCCTGGCAGCTCCTCACTGTTTTATGAAAAAAAACAAGTGATGCCATCTGGTGAGGGGCATTTCGATCGGCACCTGCGCCCATGACCAAAATCTGAGCGACACCAGATGCAGCTTCCGCATCATCAAAGGCTTTTTGGTAAGTCGCCTTCAAGTTCGTCCTTACCACTTCAATCGCCGGGGACAGAAAACCTTTCTCATTTAAGTCATCGACTGTGGCTTGATTCATACCGCGTTACTCCTTGGCTGCAAAGTCAGTCGCTCTATAAAACACGTCCATCCCAAACATTGCCACCACCGGTCACGGAGCGCGGCGCCGATCATTTGAGTTTCGCTATCTGTTTTGCAGAGGAAACCACGAGAGCCACCCACAACGTCGCCTCGGTCAAGGTCAGCCATGTCGGGAGATACTGCTGTTTATCCGCCTCACTCATACCGGCCTCCAATGCTCTAAGTGAGTCGCGCAGAGTGCATATCGGATCAATTACTTCAATCGAAGGCAGGAGCAGTACATCAATTTTATCAAGACTATGACTTAGGCCTCTGATCAAGTTGAGACTTGCTAGAAGGTTAATCCGTTCTTTGCTACCAAATTCCACAGCACGGCGCGATCGATCAGCCAAAGTTTTCACAAGGCTGAGCATGAGTTTTGACTTTTCCCTATCCGCCTTCATTTGAACTCGGCGCTGTGAGGATGCCACCCAAATTGCAATACCGAGAGCAGCAATAGAGCCGAATGCCTGAACCCATGATGCCAAGCCCGGGTGCCCTTCAACCCAAGTCAAAATATCCCCACAACACATAACCGCTCCTATTGATCCGGCTCCATGCCGGGCCGAACACAAATACCCCACTTCTACGAATCACGCCAGCCGGCGAGGATCCCCTATGGAAATCACTTACGGCTCGGTCTGTTCGGGCATCGAGGCGGCAACGCTTGCATGGAAGCCTCTCGGGATGCGCGCCACCTGGTTCGCCGAGATCGAAGCCTTCCCCAGCGCGGTGCTGTCCCACCACTACCCGAACACGCCGAACCTCGGCGACATGACCAAACTCGGCGCCCAGGTGCTGGCCGGAAAGATCGCTGCACCTGACGTCCTCGTCGGCGGCACCCCGTGCCAGGCGTTCAGCGTGGCCGGCATGCGCGAAGGCCTCACCGACCCGCGCGGCGCCCTCACGATCAAATACGTGGAGCTTGCAGATGCAGTTGACTATGTTCGCGCCGGCCAGCGAAAACCCGCCTGCGTCATCGTCTGGGAAAACGTCCCCGGCGTCCTCAGCGACAAAGGCAACGCCTTCGGATGCTTTCTTGGCGCGCTTGCTGGGGAAGACTGCGAACTGCAGCCTTCAGGGAAGAAATGGCCGGACGCTGGTTGTGTGTATGGACCCAAAAGAACAATCGCGTGGCGGATCCTGGACGCCCAATATTTCGGCTTGGCCCAACGACGCCGCCGTGTGTTCGTTGTCGCAAGTGCTCGAGACGGATTCGATCCCACCGAGGTACTTTTTGAGCGAGAAGGCGTGCGCCGGGATACTGCGCCGCGCCGAGGCGAGGGGCAAGACGTTACCGGATCAGCTCCTTTCGGCCCTGCGCTCCAGTGCGGATGCGGATACACCTTCGACGAGTCACTAGGACAATACGGCTGCCCAAATTGCGAAGGTGACGAGGGACCAGCGGTTGGGGTCTTCTGCGGTGTTCCTGCATTTGGCGCGGGAAACAGTTCAGGCTCGATCGAGCGCTCAAGCACCCTTACTCACCACGGCGGTCGGCAAGACTTCGAAAGCGAGACATTCTTCGTGGCACAAACGCTCGCCGGCGGCGGACGCAAGTCCGGAGGATACTCGCTCGACGACATCCCGATCACCGCGCCAGCACTGCGTGCCCAAGCACAGAGTAGCCACCGAGCCGACTCAGAGGCTTTCATCGTGGCCGGCACCCTAAACGCCAACGGCAAGGCGGCCGGCAGCGCCACACAGCAGGATGCTGAATCTGGGCTGCTGGTCGTACATGGCACGCAAGACCCTGATGTTCGTTTTGAACAGGCGCACACTTTGGGACGGAACAATGGGATGGAAAACGCCGTCCTTGCCTTTTCCTGCAAGGATCACGGCGCCGACGCTGGCGATATCGCGCCAACGCTTCGAGCTATGAATCACTCCGGAAGCCACGCGAATGCAGGCGGCCAGGTCGCAGTTGCCTTTCCGATTCAGAATGCCACTCGCGGCAAGGCACAGAATGGGCTCGGAATCGGCGAGAAGGCCGATCCCATGTATACGTTGGACAACGGCTCACAACATGCGGTCTGCATCACTGGTGACATCACGCATACTCTGAAAGCCGACGGCTGCGACGGCAGCGAGGATGGTACCGGGCGTGGTCAACCGATTGTGGCGGCGTTCGCCGAGAACTCGAGAGCCGAGCTGCGCTACGAGAGCGGCGACGGCAGTATCACTGGCGCGCTTGGATGCGGTGGTGGCAAGGCCGGCCAAGGGTTGCCATCAGCTCAAGTCGGTGCCTCGGTTCGGCGCCTTATCCCGCGAGAGTGCGAACGCCTTCAGGGCATGATCGACGACTACACGCTGATCCCATGGCGCGGCAAGTCTGCCAGCGAGTGTCCGGACGGCCCGCGCTACAAGGCGATCGGTAACAGCAAAGCCGTGCCCTGCGTTCGCTGGATCGGCCGGCGCATCTTGAAGCAGATCACACCCAGCCCGTACGGATGATCACGTCGATCAGTCGAATCACGGCAGCGGTCAGGTTTATCAGATCAGTTAGTCGTTTCATTCGGTAGTGCTCCGGCTCGTTGGATGACCCATCGTGCCGTCACAAAAAAATCGCTTGTATACCTACCCACCACCGCCCGGGCATGCCCCGGCATAGGACGCCCCATGCCCACAGAAACCAAACCGGCCGAGCCGCTGAAGGTTGAGCGCTCGACAGTCACGAAGCTGGTGATCACTGGCGCGCCGAGCCTTGACCCAATCACCGTCTTCCTTGAAGACCTGGCTCCATGCAAAGGCAAGATTACCGTCAGCTGCTGGGGTAAGAGCTGGACGGCTTACTGGGGTGGCATGTGGGACGGCCACACCATTGCGCAGTTCTTCTGCGAGTTGAACACCAGCTACATCATTGGATACTTCGACCAGTCACTGCGTTCGCGGCAATTCAGCGGTGATGCCCTGGCAAACGAAGCACAGCGCCTGGTGCTGAAAGAGCGTCGGCAGTTTTGTTATGGGCCGGACGAGGCGCGCGAAATGTTCGACGCAGCTGAAGATCTGCGCGACTCGCCATCGATTGACCATCTCCACGGCGCGCACAGCGAACTGATGACCAAGCTGTTCGGCGACGAGTGGTGGCACATGACGAGCGATGCCACTGAGCCCAATCCCGATTACGCCTACCTCGAGCGAATCATCCTCGCGGTGCAGCAGGCGCTGCGCCAAGAACAGCCGCAACAGGAGGCAGCATGAAGCGCATCTACCTCAGCGGCCCTATGACTGGCCTGCCAGAACTGAACTTCCCCGCGTTCCACGCGATGACAACCCAACTCCGCGCCGCCGGCCACGCTGTCACCAACCCGGCTGAGTTGAACCCCGACGGCGGAAGCTGGACCGACTGCATGCGCCGCGACATTGCCGCGCTGATGGACTGCGACACCGTGGCGAGGCTTCCTGGCTGGCACACCTCGAAAGGCGCCCAGCTGGAGGTCCTGATCGCCGAACACCTCGGCATGACGGTTGTGAATGCCCATGATCTGGTATCGAACAAACCATGAGCGTTATTCGGCATTACATTTCTCATTTTTCGAAGGCTGCACGGTCCATTCCGATGAAGGTGACGCGATCATAAATACAGCGGGATCGTCACATAGATTGATCAGGAAATTACCGTTAACCCCGCCAATCAAGACGCCGCGCACGCCCTTACTAACGTTAGTTATTAATTCGGCACTACCATCTCTGAGCATTTCGTCCCGGGTTTTTCCCGAATAAACAAGATAGGCAAGAAATATCGCGCTAAAAACAAATGCGACAAACACCCCAACCATATAGCTATATGACTTCTTCTCCGACACATAATGCATGGCCCCTGCGACAGTGACGGAGAAGCACGAGTAATAAGCCACATATGTAAGTATTTCAGCCAAACCGTGACTGAATTTCACATGAAGCAATTTATCTGCTGTCAGATAACTAGTGCACAACCCTACCACCACCAATCCGACTGGCCGAAGCCCATGAGCAGAGACGTGCTGAAAGCTTTTGAAACCGTAGAAAAGTGGTGTAGAAAAAACCGCAATCACTACTAAATCAAGCATGCCTCTATAAACATAATCCTGAAATCCGTGATAACTCAACACCCACTCACAACCCAAACCCTTGTACACAAAATACAACTTAGAGAATCCGGCGATAAATGCTAGCAACGCTAGAACACTGAAAGCAGCCGCAAGCTTTCCAAACCAAGAAACAACATCAACATGTTCAACCCGTCTGTTCGCCCGACTCAAAGGACACCTCAGGACTTAAAAATACAGAAGTGATTCTATATTCATTTCGCTACGCCTACTGAAAGAAATCTCTCCCCTTCAAAGTCAGCCGCTATAGCGGCAAGGAACCGGCATGCTCAGGAAAAACCACCTCATAGTCGACTCCGGCTGCACGCAGGACAACGAGCGCTGGTCGCTGTCGGCTTGCGGCCTGAATGAAGAGTCCGAAGTCGCATGGGACGGCACCCACCAACGCGAATTTGTCAGCTGCAAACGATGCCTGGCGAAAATGGCCAAGAAGCGACCGGCTCCAGAGCCATTCCACAAAGAGCGTCCCATTCTTTTCAACGGTGCGATGGTGCGCGCGATTCTGTCCGGCCAAAAGACGGTCACGCGCCGCCCGATCAAAGGGAATCAGATCCCGACCTATATAAAATCAGATTCCGCCGAACATCAGTGGATGGCCGTGGTTCAAGATCATCCGCGCTGGGGCTTCGGTGCATTCGGTGCGACTGAGGAGGAATGCGCGGCCGAGCTGGCCATGTACGGTGGCTGTCCGTACGGGCGGCAAGGCGATCGGCTGTATGTCCGTGAAACTTTCAATCGCACCAACCCGGGTGGCGCGGAAGGCGTTTATTACTACCGCGCTGACGGGGAGTTCCCGAAGAGCATCGGCGGCGGGAAGTTCACCGATGCCGAATCATGGAAGCCTTCGATTCATATGCCGCGAGCAGCGAGCCGCATCCTGCTGGAGATCACCGACGTGCGCGTCGAGCGGTTGCACGCAATCACCGATCAACAATGCAAAGCAGAGGGTTGCGCCGGTGGGCACGGATCAATTCCAGGTTACATCTACAACGCCACGCCGCAGGAGCATTTCCGGCACATTTGGGAAAGCACGGGCGGCGACTATCACGCCAACCCTTGGGTCTGGGTCGTCGAGTTCAAGGGGGTGACGCCATGATCTTCGCCCCGCTCTACATGGCCTACCTCATCTACAAGGGGCCGTGGCGATGAATGCGCAAGTTCTCGATCCTTGCAGCGCCAGCCGCATGATGTGGTTCGACAAGGGTGACCAGCGCGCCTTGTTCGGCGACATTCGTGACGAGGAGCATCTGCTGTGTGATGGACGGGTGTTGAAGGTTGAGCCAGACGTGATCATGGACTTCCGCAACCTACCGTTCCCCGATGCCAGCTTCAGCATGGTCGTGTTCGATCCGCCGCACTTGGTGCGGGCCGGCCGTGAAAGTTGGCTGCGGTTGAAGTACGGAATCCTCACGGACGACTGGCGCGATGATCTTCGCCAAGGATTCGCCGAGTGTTTCCGAGTGCTGAAGCCTGGTCAGTTCCTGATCTTCAAGTGGAACGAAACCCAGATCCGTGTCAGCGAGATTCTTGCCCTGACCGATGAGCAGCCGTTGTTTGGCCACAAGTCCGGCAAGCGCGAGAAAACGCACTGGATCACCTTCATGAAGCGGCCGGCGCCATGAACCGCATGGTCAGCGTCCGCACCGAGGAACTGGACGGCACTGCGCTGGACTGGGCAATCAACGCGATCGAGGGTGACCAGCAGCCCGTCGCTGGCCAGCTGGATCTTTTCGCCCTGCCCGACGTCGACCAATTGATTACGAAGTACGACGTCCGGGTCGATGTTGGCCACCGGCACCCGTGGCTGGCCGACGCCACCAACGATCCATTCAACCGCCAGCCCGGCGAAACCCGAACCATCGCCGTGTTCCGCGCCGTGGTTTTCGCCAAATGCGGAGCCTCGGTGAGCGTGCCCGCCGAACTCATCCAGTTGTAAAACCAAAATTGACAACTCAACAGCCTGCCGGTGTACGGCGGGCGAGGAATGACCGTGAGCAATGCACTTGATAACCGACCACTGCTGGTACGCCTGCAGAAACGTATTGAAAAACTCGACCCCGAAGGACATACAGGCGCAACACCGGTCGACGTCGAACTTCACCGGCAGTCAGTGGCGCTGGTGAACGAGCTGACAGCAGCGCTGAAACTCATCCGCGAGAACCTGCGCGCCTGCCAAGCGACGATCCACTTGGCCGGCTACTTCGATCCTGCCTACGTCAACGATGCGCAGGCTGCCATGAAGGTCGCCGACGCAGTCCTTGCCAAGACCGACGCATAACCCATCACCACCTTCTGCCGCCACGCGCGGCATGGAGCACCACAATGGAAAACGAAATCCTCTCCGACGAGGAGTTGGCCGAACTCACCGGCTACAAGGCCCGGGCCTACCAGCGCCGCTGGCTGATTGATCGCCAGTGGGTGTTTGTCGAAAGCCGCGGCAAGCGCCCACTGGTGGGCCGCATGTACGCACGCATGAAGTTGGGCATGATCAGCCCCACCATCGCCGACCCATACCCGCCGCCGGCAGCGCCGGCATGGACGCCAGACTATTCGCGAGTGAATTGATATGCGCCCCCGCAAGACCGAGCATCACCACCTGCCACCTCGGATGTACAAACGATCGCGAAAACGCAAGAACGGCACCACCTGGACGGCCTACTACTACCGCGATCTGCTCGGCAATGACATTCCGCTGGGCAAAGATCTCGACAAAGCTCGGTTGAAATGGGCCGAGTTGGAAGCCAAGGAAAAGCCGCTCGACCTGCGCACCATGAAAGGCATCTTCGATCGGTACATCCGCGACGTGGTGCCCAAGAAAGCACCGCGCACGCAGAAGGACAACTTGGCAGAGATTAAGCAGCTGCGGCCGATGTTCGACAGCGCGCCGATTGACTCGATCACGCCAGCTACGATTGCTGGATATCGTGACGCCAGATCGGCAAAAGTCCGGGCCAACCGCGAGATCGCTACCCTCTCCCATGTTTTCAACATTGCCCGGGAGTGGGGCCTGACGACAAAGGAAAACCCCTGCCAGGGTGTGCGCAAGAACAAAGAGACGCCGAGGGACTACTACGCGAATGATGTGGTTTGGGAAGCGGTGTACAAGAAAGCAGCTCAAGAGCTGAAGGAAGCGATGGACCTGGCCTATCTGACCGGCCAAAGGCCGGCAGATGTGCTGGTTATGCGGAAGGATGATATTGAGGGCGGATATCTGACTGTTCAACAGAACAAGACGCACAAGAAGCTGCGCATTCAGATGACGACCGCCGGAGAGGCTAACAGCCTGGGCATTTTGATCGCGGCAATCACAGAGCGAAACGCTGCTCACGTTTCGAGCTACCTGATCATCAACCGGAGCGGTAAGCGGATGACTGCGACGATGCTGAGGAAGCGATGGGACGCGGCGCGAGAGAAGGCAAAACTGGAAGCTCTTGAGCAGGGAGACGAGCTGCTGGCTAAGCGGATCGGTGAATTCCAGTTCCGGGATATTCGGCCGAAAGCGGCGTCGGAAATCAGCGATGTTGGTGACGCCAGCCTGTTGCTCGGGCACACAAAAGGCGACATTACTGAGCGGGTTTATCGCCGTGTCGGCGCGATCGCCAAACCCTCAAAATAG